ATGACTTTGGGTAATCTACTTCTAGCAATTCTTGAGCAGAGAACACAAACAGGCTATGACCTAACAAACCGAACAATGCCTGAATCTGGCGCATGGCAAGCCAGCCACCAGCAAGTGTACCGCGAACTTGGTCGCATGACGGAAAAGGGTTTAGTGTCACATGAAATTGAAGCGCAAGACGGTAAACCAGACCGCAAGAATTACAGCTTAACTCAAGACGGCGAGCATGTTCTTAACCTTTTACGCAACGAATCTACATGCGATGGCCTGTCTATCATTCGTAGTCCTGCATCGGTGATGCTGGAAATCGGCAGCGAGGTTTACTTCAAGTCGTACATTGAAAAACTCAATCAAGAAATAACGCAACTTAAAGAGAAGCTGAACGCGCACCAGAAAGAGAAAGGTGTGTTCTGTGACAACTTCACACTGCATGTAGAGCGCGACATTGATATGCGCAAAGCAGAGCTTAAGTTTGCCGAACGTTCACTATCTATGATCACTTCCTCAAAAATTGCTACGGAGAATGCTGCGTGAAACCTCGCAAAGCCGTTTATCTTTTAGTTGGCTCGCCAGCGCTTAAACGAGCCAAAGAGTGTTTAACTCGAAATCAGCCTTGGGACTACGAGGGCAAGCTCATGAAGATCGTCAGTTTGGGGCAACGTATGCGTAACGATGACGGCAAGCCATGCCATCGAGTTTTAATTGAGAGTTACTTCTGATAGGTACAAAAAAACCGCGAATAAACGCGGTTTTTTTGCGGCTGGTCTTAGCAAACAGTTCGAATCAGCAAATTCGAGTTACCAGCCTTTTCATGTTCCACCAGCAAATGTGAAACAAGAGCAAGCAAATAGTAGGTGTTTTTAATGGCTTTGACAATAGCAGAGAAACTTCAAAGACAACGAGAGAAGCAAAAACAATCAATGGAACGGGCGCGAGCAAAGCAAATCGCCAAAATGAACGATCCCGAGGAACGGCAGAAACGCTTCAAAAAGCAATTACAGCAGCAAGAGCGTCAGCGCCAGCGACAAATCGAGCGCTTAAATGATCCCGAATACCAGAAAAAGCAGCGTGACAAACAGCAACAGCGCATCGAGCGCCAAAAAGCGAAGCCTGTAGCGAAGAAACCGACCAAAAAGATCGCCAGTAAGGGATTGAAAGGCCGAACGCCCACGGCAGAGGAAAGGCGCATCATGGATGCCATTGGCCGCTTACCATGTATTGCGTGTTGGCTGCATGGCCGAGAGAATCCGGTGATTTCCTTGCATCATGTGTTTGGTCGTGTTGGAGAACGGGCGCATGCGTATGTATTACCCTTGTGTTGTTATCACCACGACACGCTACTAGAAGCGGAGAAGCGCGCTCAGTATCCCGATATGATACCTATCCACGCAAAAGGGAAGTACGGCGGGAAAGCGCAATGGAAGATCCACAACGGTACAGAGATAGAGCTGTTGTTTAAGGTCTATAATCTGGCGGGATTGCCACTTGAATTGCTCGAAAACATTTACCCTCAACATTCCGAACATTAATTAATATAAACACCATTAACAGGGCTAAAAAGCTTGGTTAATGGTGTTAAACTGACCAAGACTCCCCATCTTAAAAAGCGCGCTTAGAGGTCACAACATGGCACGAACGCGCATAGCTGTACTTACTCTATCATCTGGCCAGCCACGACTTATGCTTGCTGGTGTAGATGATGGTCAACTCCATATCATCGAATGCCAACAATTAGAGCGCTCATTGATGAGCCTTAAGCTGACTTTGCCGGAGAAGTTAGAAAAGCTCAAAAAAGGCGGTTTTATTGTGCTGGTGGACGAGGTTACGCCCTACTTTTCGAAGTATGGGCGCGCCGTTCGCCTGTCCGAACTGGACGCAAAAGGCAGACCGATCATTGTGTCGGCAATGGAAGCCTATAACTATCTCACATCCCTAAGTGCTATCACCTACCCGCCTAACGCTGGTGGCCGCTTCGAAGTGTCGCCGTCCATCGTAGAAGAAGTACGGGGAACGGATGGTAAACCAACGTACAACATTGACTGGTCAGAACTGCGCCCTGATACCTACGCGCTCATGTTTGTGGTCTATGCAGCTACACAAGACAGTATCGGCGACACGGTAACGCTTAAGAGCTTGTTTGGCCTGTTACGTAAGCCCAAGAAAGAGCCAGGAATGGCCTCGCGCGCAATGGGATTGTTCAAGGCAAAAACGGGGCTAATCGCAGACGGTAAGTATCGTATGGGGGGTGATCATGAGTAAGTTATCCCGCCTCTCAGCAGAGAACATCGAGGACGATATTCTACGGGCGCATTTCTTTGCCATCGTCATGGAATACGTGAACCGTTCGGGCAATACCGATCTGTTTGAGTACACCATTCGACTTGATGAGGTTTATCGTGCGGATCTTGTCTCTTACAGAGCTTACGCCACGGTTGAGCTTGATTGGCTGGTCAGTCTGGTCTGTGACGTAGACGACCCAATGAATCCGCTACCTGTTGGCGAAACCATCAAACTGCCACCAGCATCTTGGGTGCGTCGTTCCATGCGTCAATTCATGGACGAAATGGGGCTGTAACTTATGCCGAAGAAGTTTGAAGCGGAGAAACGGGATAACGGCTCATTTGCCAGCCTTGGCCTCAATGAGAAACAGTTCAACCAGCTATTCAACAAGATTGAACGGGCGCAAAAGAAAAACCGCCGCAATGCCAAGCGAACGCTGACCGCCTCAACGCTGGCCAAGCCAACTAATAAGGCATTAAAAGCGCTAGGCGAAAAGGCTAAAGGGCAACGGTTTACCAAAGAAGACCTGATCAAGTTCGACAAGGCTCGCCAGCGACACAAAGAGGTCTATGACAGTAAGACAGCGGGTATCACCTACGCCTTTTTGGTGAAGAACTCGCGTCAAATTGACATCGACCGCGCTAACAACCGTGTCGATGACGGTACAGGCATTCACAAGGCCACGTTGATCGGTATTAAGAACAATATCGCGCTTATTCGTGTCCGAGCCTCAAGCGTGTCTAGACACGAAGAACACCGAGTAAAGGTGCGTTTTGAGCAGTGGGATGAGCTACTACACGAACCGCCTAATGGGGATTACAACCAAGCGGTGCAATTGGCGTGTGCTGGCCGTATTTCCTTTGATTGCGACTGTGGCCGTCACCAGTACTGGTATCGATACTTGGCCACTATGGGTAACTACTGCATAGCGCCGCCTAAAGAGTTTGCTTTCCCGAAAATCCGAAACCCTGAATTGTCCGGCGTGGCATGTAAACACGCTCTCAAGGCGGCAACCATGCTGCAATCGCTGGCATGGCAACGCATCTTGGCCAATCAAATGAAGCAGCAAGCGCGCCGTGTTGGTTTTGGCTCGGATAACGAAACGTACTTGCTTAACGAGAACGAGAAGAAAGCCGCAGCACGAAACCGTAAAACGGTGGTGGATAAGGCCGCCGCTACGCGCGAACACGCGAAATACCTACGCGCTCAGAAAGCAGTGGAAAAACAGATCGCCAAGCAGAAACGAGAAAGCGAAACCATTAAGCGCCAAGCGCGCAAACTACGTAAGGAGTCCAACGAGAAGAAAGGTTATATCGATATGATTAAGGTCGGCTTCCAGAACTTCCATGACGGCTACAAGCTGCAAGGGAAAACTAAGAGTGAAGCACTGACCGATTTCGCAAAATTGATGAACGTAACACCAAGCAGATTAGAGAGAATCATCAAGTGAGTGATGTAGTTAAACCTGTAGTAAGAAAGGCTCGATACCAAGGCCATGAGCCCTTTAATCGTGTTTTAAGGGATGATTGGATTAAGGCTATCAAACTATCACCTGATCACTTTGAAGCGTCCCTGTATCGCCCTGTTGAGCCAGAATCGGCACCAACGGATGATAATTACCAAAACGAATCAGTGTTAGAGCTAGAAACCAACCAAGATGCGCTCACTTATAGCGATCCAGAGCTGGTGGCTTTATTGGATAGTCCAGATGAGCAAGAGAACTTCTTCATGATGGATGATGGCGACGAAAACCTTGGCGAGTCCTTAGAGCCGCTAATGCTGCGCATTGCTTCGCACCATGTTCCTATCGGTAGTGTACTGGAATGGGATGAAGAAACCGCCGAGGGATTACGAACCGTGTGGTGGTACGTACATAAGGCCGTTGGCTATGGTACGGCGAACGTGGGCGTGATTTATATCTGCATACCAATGCGTGATTTTAACCAAACGCTTTAAACTAGATAGGATAGGCTCGTTTATAGCGTTTCTAAAAGAAAGAGTCGCCTCTCCGGCGACTCTTTTCAGTCATATAATGATTACTTTAGTTTTAAGTAGTTGGAACACTCAACACTAGAGGGTAGAGCCAATATATGACCGTGGTTGTGATAAGAAAATACTTAGGATCTGCTTTAACCCACTTAGAAAGAAAATAGATAATGAACGCAGACAAAACATCAAAAAAATGAGGCTCCCTGATGTCAAATATGATGTTCACTACAATTAAACTGATTATTATGCAGCCATATAATAATCGTTCTTTCTTTCCCTTTAACAGAGTAAAGCAAAGCACCAAGTATGATGCGACTGCAAACGTCCAGATTAAATATGACAACTGCTACACGCTCCACCAGCAGAGACACCTAAAGCACCACCTGCAACTACTCCAAACTGACCAGCTCCCATCAATGGACCCAATGCTCCGCCAAGCGCTCCTGAGAATGCTCCAATCACAATAGGTCTAAGGCCAGCGCTAGGGTTCGAAGCTACAACTCCCATTCCGCCCAAGATTGCTCCACCAACAGCGCTAGGAATCCAAACGGCTAAAGGTGCAATCCTTTGATTCACATTTGCTTTTTTACCACCATAATCACGAGACACAACGATGCCTCGTTCTTCTTTACCAACTACAGCGCCTTTAGAGTTTGCGACTACAAATCTGCCTGTAGTAACTACATACTCATTTGGATAAACAAGGTGAGTAGCATCTTTTAAGCTGACCACTTCAACAGGGTTTGACGATAGATTAACAAACGTGATCTGAGCTTCTTCTGTTTCAATGCAGTATGGGCTTTCACTAGGGATTTTATGGTGCTCTTTTGCCTTTACAATATTACAAAGAGGTGGATATGAAGCCATTGCGAGAGTTGGTGTAATAGTGGAAAAGAGGAAGAAAAATATCAAAGTATAAATGCGCATAAATACAGCCCTTGCTACTTAATTGACGTTAATGTAAATGATAATGATTTGTAATCGCGCGCAATTTACTTGAGAGTTCATGAGATGTATATGATGCGCATCACATTTATATGCACCATTTTGGTTATTTAGGGTTAATAGTGTGGAGGTGTATAATTTACGCTCATATCAACCCTATTCCGCCCATCCTTAAAGCGCTGCTCCAATCATGGAGTGGTCATGACATTACAGACTAGCCGAAAGCAAGTGCCAGTCAGTGCAAAGCGCCTTAGCAAACTGGCGCCTAACTGGTCATACGCGAACAACATTCTTAACTTTGGTTGCGGTAAGTTTCCCGACCTAACAGAAGAATGTCTTACTAACTGCCACAAGCAGAGCATGACGGTCACTCACTTTGACCCGAGTTCAAAAGCCAAAGGCGTAGTGAACAATATTGCCGAAATTGACAGTTCAAAACGCCGTTTTTGCGTCATGTTGTGCGCGAACGTGCTTAACATGCACAAAGATCTCGATGCAGCGATCGCAGACATGGCCAAGATTGATTTTGATTGCGCGGTCATTCAAATCTATGAGGGCAATCGATCCGGTAAAGGCCGCAAAACGCGAGACGGCTACCAGCGCAATGAGCCAGTATCGGCTTACCTCCCTATCCTAACGAGCAACTTCCACAAGTTCGATGTGACCTTACACCGAAGCGATAAGTGCATCACTATCGTAAAAGGCCGTAAGTATTACGAGCTGGACGATTTGGAGGACTAATCATGCAACTGGATGAGACGTTCTTTGAAATCCCATGCGATGTAGTGACATTCGATGGCAAGGTGGAACACACAGAGCTAACCGACATCGATCGTGCGGTGGCTGCCTTTTTCCAGAACGTGCTTGATTCCTTAGTTGTGACTGACACTAAACGGCGAGAGAACAGTGAGTTTTCTCGCTTTGTTGGCCGTGATAAGTCGAGAAAGATTTATTACGGCAACTTTACCGATCCAGTGTCATTCCTATCTAAGTTGACAGCCAAACTAGGTGACAAGGTGAAAGCAAACCGTAATGAGCTTTTGCCTGTTTGCTATATCACGCGCGATCCGGTGATTGGATTTGTTGATGGCGCGGAGTACGTCGATATTGCTGATTGTGGCGAACTGACCAATGAGCAAGATCAAGCTTATGCCGTGGTTAATAAATCCTTTGTCGCGCTTACCTACCGCATTAATGCCCTAGCTTGGAACCAGTCTACCCTTAGCCGCCTAGCGCTAGGTTTAATGGTTTGGCTACGTCATACCAAGGGCAAGCGTAAGCACGTATTCAGAGCGAAAACTATGCTCGCTGATACTGAAATGGAAATCAGCATCGAGATACGTGGCCGTAAAGATGCGATGACCGAACCCGCCGAAGTAGACCATGAAAATACTCGTCTGTTTGCTTCCTCAATCTCTTTTGAAGTGATTGCAGAGGTTTATGAGGCCGAGTCGATCACTGTCCGTCAGGGCGCGATTGGTATGGGAGGCCGAGTCATTGAGTAATAAAGAATACTTTCTCGCCCAAAAAGTTGTCACCAACGAAAATGACATACCTATCGAGCACATTCATTCGTTTACCTACATTGAGTGCGCTTCGATGGACGGCAACAAGCTGGTTATGGAAATCATGGATCAGGCTGCCGTTTATCGGGATGACTACGGGATTAAGCGCGGTTCAGAGATCGAGGTCACGATGGCCGATGTGAACGAACGAGGCGATCAGGTTTGGATTGAAAAATTCATTGTGGCCAAGTCCACCAGCGCTGACGGCATGCTAACGGTTCAAGCGTTCCAAAAGGACGCGCACCTACTTAAAGAGCCAGTCACAGCACCTCGATTCTTTGTCGAAATGCAGCCTAGAGACATTCTGGCCGAGCTATTACCCGATCTAAAAATCGAATGTGACAGCTTTGAGCGTGGCGCTACGTACCATTTAAACGCTGGTGGCACTAAGTCTCGCTTAATTCGAACAATGGCCAGAGATTACGGTTCAGCAGCGTTTATCTGCCGTGGTGTTATGCACTTTAAGTCGCTCAAGAACATGGATATGAGCGAGCAATTCAAGCTGGAACAGTCGAATCCAGAGGAAGCAGAGCACAGCATTGCGAACTACTCCATTATCGGAGAGGAAGCCCTGTTTGAGCGCGTTCTTAACCGTAACTATGCCTCTTGGGATACCGTCGAGGGCTTCCAAGGTGGTAAACGTTCGGGCGCTATGGTTATGGTTAGCGTCCCACAAGCCAAGGCGCTGAATAATCAACACATGGCCATCATCCCTATTTTGGATGTGGAACTTACCGGAAATACCGCCTTTACGCCTCTTTCGGTGTGCTCAGTGCTATTCCATAAACGGCTACCCGCTACCGAGCTGGATGAGTCCATGCCAGAGAAACAAATCATGAACCGTGTCGCCCATTGCCAACGTGGGAACCGGTATCAGTGTCGTATCGAGTTGGGAGTCAGAAACCTATGAGCGATTCGTCAGAGAACAGAACACGCACCAACGTCACTAACCGCTTGTTTGGTAGCTATCAGGCCGAGGTGGTTAATCCTGTCCATCCGAAAGGCTTGTACATGGTATCGGTTCGCTTGCTTGGTTATTGGGATGCAATTCCCGATAAGGATCTCCCCTTTGCTGAGTTTCTACTGCCATTGGGCGCAAAACCGAGTAGTGGCCATGCAGTGCCAGTGGAAAAAGGGGATCTGGTTTGGGTGGATTTTCCTCGCAATGGAGATACCCGTTATCCCCGTATCACTGGATCGCTTTACTACGCGCCTAACTACGAATCGTATCTACCAAGCGAGGTGAACGGCGAAGCCTATCAACCTAAACGAGCCGAGGGTGAACCCGAGCCACCAGCCTATGACCGCAAGGATGCGCTTTTTGTGCGATTTGGTTTGCGCGAGCTCATCACGCATCAAGGCGGCTACTCAGTAACGCATACCCAAAGCGGCACGGCCATTGAAATTACGCCAGATGGCCAATGTGTTATCCACGTCGAGGGCAATGCGTTTCGCAGCTCAACAGGGAACACATTAGAGCAAGTCGGAGGCGCACTAACTATCAAAGTGAAAGGCGATGCGAACATCGAGGCGGGTGGCAATGCGACCGTTAAAGCGTCCGGTAAAGCCAACCTAGAGGGCAATGAAGTGACCATTAAAGCGAGTGGTAACGTCAATATCGATGCTGGTGGCCAGTTCGCTGTTAAGGCTGCCGCAGCACCATTTACATTAGGGTAATGCACTATGCCAGCCGTAGGAATTGTAGGGAGTGTAGATAGTGGTCATGGTGGCTTTAGTCCAGGTGTTTTTGTTTCTGGCCAACCACTACTGACCGTGAATGGAATCAATGTATTAGGTACGGGTGATATATCCGTCATGCACGTAAAACCAGATAACCCGCCGCACGTTGGCGTTATTACTGGTAGTTCAAAACTTACTGTTAATGGCGTTCCGGTCGCCGTGGTAGGCGATGCCCTTGGGTGTGGCGCTACGCTGGTGAACGGTAACAACTTGATGACGATTGATTGAGGCAATTTGATGTTGGACACACAAGAGCAAATCGAGCAGTTTCGCCAGTTTTTAGACGTGGGCGGCCTTAAGGAAGCGGAGAACCTTGCCCGAGGAAAATCCCTTAAGGTGAAGTGTGAAAGCTTGTCAGGAAAACTATCAGGATGCGTGAGCGAGGATATTGAGGACTACCAAGGCGCATCGCAGTTAGTGGCAACGCTTAAGGGTTTGAATAGCTCAGTGAGCGCAACGGTGGCCACGTTAACGCAATGGAATGAGCACCTAGTGTTGATCACCGACCCAACCGACCTCGAACAAGTGTCTATTGGTGTGAACGTCAAACACAAGGTAGATGGCACAGAGGACAATGTACCCGCTCCGAGTATCTTGCCAATTACCAGCAAGGAAGAACTGAAAGCGCTTGAGGCAGTGATCAACGGTCTTTCTGGCCATGTTGATGAGGCCGTGTCCTTAATGGCGCAAATCAATGGCGCGTTAACGCCACCAGCGCCACCAACGGGCGGTAGTGACTCAGATAGTGGTGCAACCCTGCCGCCGCCAGTCTTACCGCCAGAACTGGCTAACAAGCCCGATGCGCTAAATGAGGTAATGGCTCCCCTTGCTGGTGGCGTGGCCAGCTCAAGCAAGGTGATTGAGGCAATGATCATTGCGTCGAAAGAGGAACGTACCTTGGCGCTGGACTACTTCACTAAAGCGATTTCGTTTACCATTTGTAGCAACCAGACGAAAAAAACGAGCATCAAAAACGCGACAGCGGAGGTATTTAGACTGTAGAATGTTTTTTGTTGCTAATGACCTTCCTATTCGCACTATAAAAAAGACAAAATGAGTTATTCAGTTTATTTGAACGCATATCAACTATGCGGATTATTGTCGCTTATCATCGTACTAGCGATTAACCTATTTAGAGCTCGAAACGAGCTTAAAGCCACCAAGGCGCGACTATCCTTTGTGATACGCAAAAGCCTCAGTGTCGAGGGGGAATACATGTACGATGGGTGCCGAATGAACGTGATATTTGATGCGGTGCGATACAGCGGAAATCAGTTTTACTTGATGCGTAAAGATCAGGTGATGGCCAGCTTCCACGTAGAACCCTATCGAGTTAATCCTGTTCTTGATTACTTCAAATCAAACAAGATAGAGCCCGTTCAAAACCGACCATAATCCAAGCAAAACCAGCGTTCGCGCTGGTTTTTTTCTGAATTGCAGGCAAAAAAAGCCGCGAGGTAAGTGTTCGCGGCGCAAGAAGCTATTACAAAGGCTAAAAATGAAGTTTCAACGTTAGTTGACACCAGCCGATTGGGGTGCCGAGCTGGTAAATAAAATATATTTCCTATTCCGAACATAGTTAATACCTATGTGCATATTAGTTAAACTAAGTTTAGGAATTTATAAAATGAAAAAAGTCTGTATTGTTGTTGGCCACAGCTTTAAAGATGGTGGTGCTTACAATGAAACATTCGGAATGAATGAGTATAGCTACAATAATCCCTTAGCCAGCTTATTGGCCGCCGAGCTACATAAGCGAGACATTCTTCCAGTGATCATGTATCGAGACACCTACTCACGGATGATCGGTGATGTGAACGATTCAAGTGCTGACTATGCCATCGAGTTACATTGTAACAGCGTGGCAAATAAGGACGTTCAAGGCTCAGAGACATTGCATTGGCATAAGTCAGCCAAGAGCCAAGCACTCGCTCTGCGCCTACAAAAAGCGGTGGCTGAACTTATCGGACAGCGTAATCGTGGTCTTAAGCCTATCTCGAACACTGGTACTGATACTCGCGGTTGGCGTTTCTTGATGAAAACCAAAATGCCAGCCGTGATTTTGGAGCCGTTCTTTTTGTCTAACGATGAGTCGTTGCAAAAGGGATTAGAACTGCGCGAAAAGCTAGCCGTAGCACTGGCAGAAGCGTTCGCAGAACACATTAAAGAGAGCAATTAATGATGGGACTAGCAAAAGTGTTTACAAGCCGCCTATTTAAGAGCGCTACCAGCGAGAAAGTAGGTGGCATTATCCACGAACTAACCGAGTTTGGTGATCGTGTGTTTACCAGTGACGAAGAACGCAAAGAGTTTGCCTACAAACTGGCAGAGCTTGAAGCGGCCAGCTCTAACACATTGGTACGTACTGGGCGCGCCGCTATGATGTGGAGTATCGCGCTGGTGGTCGTTTATCAACTCATTGTTCGTGACTTTTTGGCCGTTTTCTATGGTGTTGAGCTTCCAAGCTTAGAGACTGACACACAAGAGCTGCTAAGCAATGTGTTCGGCTTTTTGGCTGGAACCCTATAACAACTAAAAATTTTTTAAATTTTTTTTAGTTGTCCTTTCCTATCCCCTTTTCTCTCAGTAAAAACACACAATCAACGACATAGAAATCCCCTGTCGTTACCATTCCCACAAAAGCGCACAAAAAGACACAAATTCATTATATAACAATAAGTTAAATGAAATTTTACCCCTGTTTTTTTCGCAATAAATCTTAATTACTATCCGAAATTGAGCGAATTTTTACCGCTTTTCTGCGGCTCAACTATTCCGAACACACTCAATTAATAACTAAGGTTTATTTACATGGCAGATAAACGTTCTAACTTCAACAAACGCATTGAGGCGATTCATTTAGGCGCTCAAGCAATGCGTAATCTGTGTATCGAATCCCAATTCGATTCACAAACAGGCATGTTTCTAACTGACGACAATTCTCGTGGCGCGGCTATTTTGTCAGCCATTGCGAATGAGCCTATGTTCGAGTCAGTGTCTCAAGAAACAGCGGTTGGCATCGTATCAGGCATGCAGTCTGCGGTACGTGAATACGAAAAGACTTACGGCCACCTACCTAGCGATGAGCTAATGGCATCAGCTCACGCAACTATGCGTAACATGATGACGCTAGAGGGCGCTAAGCGCGATGGCTCAACAGGCGCAATGATGCTTGAGTCTATCAACCAGTCTCTATCAACATCAGAGGGTGTTGAAATCCGCGCGAAAATGGTTGGCCTAGTGCTGCCTGTTCTTCTAGAAACAGCAACACTTGACGCTGTAACCATGATCCCAGCGGGTGCGAACGAAGTTGAGATCTTCAAAGTGTACCGCCGCACTGGCTCAAACTTTGGTGACTTCGCAGCGGGTACTGAAATCGACCAAGCAACGGTTGGCCAATACTCGTCTATGCGTCAGCGCTACAAGTTTGTCGCTGAACAGCAACCAGACGGCACTAAGACAACTCACGTCTTTGACTCTAAGACTGACCTACAACACACCAAGTTTGAAATCCCATTCACTAAGACTTCCGTTTCTCTGTTCGTAAACCACAAGCGAGTGGCGCGCGATCTAGACAGCAACGGCGGTGCAATCATGACTGGTACTCACAACGGTGTAGTGATCAACTGTCAGATTGACCATGCCAAAGGCAAAGTGACTGTTACTCCAACATCGGCACTTCCAGAAGAAACCGTTCTACACATCGAGTTCGAGGTAGACATTGAGAAACGTCCAGATCTGATCCCAACTATCGATCACGACATGGACTCTCGCACACTACGCCCACGTCAAAACGCAATCGCAGCAGACGCGACTATCCAAGCGATGTTCACAATGCAACGCGAGTTTGGCCAAGATCTGAAATCTCTACAGATGAGCCACATGCGCAACACATTGGCATCGGAAAAAGCGACTCGCCACCTAGTAGATATGGACTTTGCTTGTACGCGCGAAGAAACATTCAATATCTACGTAGCAGCTGGTGAAGATTGGCGTCTACATCGTGAACGTCTAAACGAAGTTCTTCTAAACGTTTCTACGAAGATCCTACAAGCGACTCGCACAACTGGCATGACAGGTATCTTTGCTGGTACTGGCGCGTCAACAATCCTTAAGTCTCTTGGTGCTCCGTATTTCGTTGCTCCGGCTAACTACCAACAGAAAAACGCTATCCACTACGCGGGTAAATTGTTCGGTATGTGGAAAGTGTTCGAGTGTCCGGTAGTTATCGGTACGAACGACATGCTTTGTTACGGTCGCGGTTCTTCTCACTCAGAAGCGGGTTACGTAGCGGGTGATGCGATCGCAGCAACCATGTACACACATCCAATCGGCAAAGGTCTAGTAGCGTCTAACACGCTATACGAATTGGCCTACGGCGAAATCCATCCATTCGACGGAGAAGACTACTTCTACCGTGTGAAACTTATCGACGAAGCTCCTGTAGCAGCAGCGGCATAAGGCAAGTAAGCGGCAGTCTTACGGGCTGCCGCTCTTGGGGGATTCGATGAAAGAAACGATCGTTTTAATCACCAACCACACACCAAAGGAAATCACGGTGCAGGGTCGCGTTATGCCACCACTGGCCAAAGATTTCCCTCTCTCAGTTTTCAACGTGAACCGCTTCAAACACGAAGTGGAAGCGGCCTATCCAAACGGCCTTGTTTCGGTTCGCCTTGAGCCAACGGTTTTACCAGAAGTTCAAAAACAACCAGACACAGCCACCAGCGATAACGGCACAGCGCTATCAGCACTTGAGCTAAGCGCAAGCGTTGAAAAAGCCCTGATTAACCACGGTGTGACAACGGTTGAGCAACTAACCGAAATGACGAAAGACAACGTGATTGCGGTGAAAGGTATTGCTCAAGCGGGTTTGCAAGAAATTGTAGACCAGCTTGCAGCACAGGATCTAACGCTGAAAGAGACAGAGAATGAGTAAGATTGAATTTTCAATGGATAACGTCTCACAAGTTGCGGTTGCGCCAATTAACGCTGACTCGACAACTAAGCAAGGCACTGGCTCTAACCAGCTAGTGTTTGGCGGTGTGATTGTGTCTCAAAAAGGTAAGCCGTTCGAGGTTATTCCGGTAACTGCGGCTAACTTCCTAGATAAGCTAGGTAAACCTTACCACTCAAGCCTTGGCAAACTGGCTGACGGCATGCGCGTTCTTGATGAAGCATTGCGCGGCGGTAATGGCTATGTGGTTCGTGTCGTACCAAAAACGGCAACCTATCCATCTATCAAGTTAACCAAACCAGCAGACGAAGTAACGATCACAAATGAAGCGATCAACTACTCGGCTGACCTGTCACTTGAAGATGGCGAATTTTTAGCGATCGCTATCAAAGACGGTGCTCAATCCGACAACCGCTCTATCACGCTTGCGAAAGCAGACGAAGCGACTTACGGCGCTGGCATGTTCACTCTTACCCTAGAGGAAGAACAGGCGGCTGGTGGCTCTGTAGTGCTAGAAGAATGGGTTGTATCCCTAGAGCCTACAGCAGTAGACCAAATGGGTAGCGCTGCGTTTATCGAGACTGTTCTTGAAGAACGTTCGCAGTACCTAACTTGTCGTATCGATGCAGAAGTAGCGAAACGCGAAGTTACTGCAATTGCTAAAACCAAATTCACTGGCGCAACCAACGGCAATATTAGCGACATTACGGCTGAAGATTACCAGAAAGCAGTGAAAGCACTACGCACTACCGTTTACAGCTACAACTACGTTTGTGGTTTGGGCTGCTACGAAACAGCGGTAATCACTGACCTAGCGCAAATCTGTAAAGACAAACGCATTTCTGGCTACTTCGATATTGATCCTCGCCTAACGCACGAAGCGGCATTGGAGTTCAAAAAAGGTCTGAACTTCAACAACCATCGCGCTTCATTCGTGCATATCCCTTACCAAGCTAAGTGTCGTTTCTACGGCAACATGGCGGTATGGGGCGGCTCGGGTATCGGCTTTGCAGCTAAAGCGCTTGGCGTTGCTAAGACCTCTCCGGTCGGCGGTTGGCACTACACACCAGCAGGTGTTGAACGTGCTGTTATCCAACGTACTGGCCTAAAACCAATCCAAGGTGCTGGCGAGCCTAACTACCAAGAAATGTACAAGGCACGTCTAAACAAACTAGGCACAGACGAAAACGGCAACCTGTTTATTGATGACTCCCTAACGGCATCTGCGGCTGAAAACTACCTACGTTTTGAGCAAGTCGTGTCAATTGCTGACGCTATCTCACGCGACTTCTACGCACTAGGTAATCGCCTAAAACACCAACCTGACGGTGCAACGCTTGAGGGTCTAACTGACGGCATGGCCAGCATCCTAGAGGGCTATGAAGCCGTTGGTGCGCTAGTGACACCTCGTAATCCAAATCAAGACGGCGAAAGCGCTTGGACACTGGAAATCAAGCAAGTCGAAATCGACTACTGGAAAGTCACTTGGTCGTTCTGTCCAACTGGCTCAGCGCGTCGAATCCTTGGTGAACCTGTACTAATCCGTTAATCAACAAAAGAGCAAGAATAGAATGAAATCAATGTTTTCTGAGGGTTCTGTTCTTGCTCGCCCATTTGTGATGCCACAAGTGGCCGAGCAGGAACAAACTGAAACTGCATTTTTTGAGTCTGTAACAGAAGACCAACTTCTTGAGTCAATCAACCGTGCATCAACCATCATGGCTCGCCAAGACGCAGCAGCGGCTTGTGTTCAGTGGGTTAACGGTGGTGACAGCTCAATCGACAACCTAGACGCAATGCTATTTGGCATGGCTGGTGGCGATGACGATGCAGAGCTAACCGATGGCCAAGCAGCACTATACGAATCGCTACAAGAAGCGGCTAGCGAGTTCATTGCTCAAGTTGGCCAGCCAAAAGAGGGCGACATGCTAGAAGCTCTGGAAGATCCAGAAGCAGCAGATCGCATCTTTGAATCCCTAGAGCGTGGCCTAGACAACGTGGACTCAGACGAAGCGATTGCAGAGTTCGCCGTTCGTGAATCCATGATGCTTGAAGCGCTTAAGAAAGTGATCCGTGACGGCAAGGTAACTTACATCAAAACCAATCGCCGTAAGCGCCGTATGAGTGCAGCACAAAAAGCAGCACTTAAGAAAGCGCGCGCGAAAGCTCACAGCTCAGCGGCTAAAGCAGCTCGCAAAAAGTCTAACCGCATGCGCGATTCTCGCGGTATGGACAAGTAAGGGTAAGCAATGGCTGTAATTGTCGGCGTACCTAATGATGATGGCGTGTCTATCCACAATAAATGCGCCATTACACAAGTCATAGGCGGTCAAGAGGTTACGGTCATTGGTTACATGACTGATGAGTGTCAGCTTGCCTTTAGAGCGATATGGGAAGCGCCGTTTGAGGGCGATTCCGTGGGTAACATCAATGCCCTAGATAAAACGTCCTCAGTCGCGCAAACCGTGTCGGATAAGACGAGTAAAACACTATGGAACAGTCAGCAAGTTTGGCAAGGAAACGAACCGCCAGAAATCACAGCAACGCTGAAATTTGTCGCGTTCACCAATGCCAAATCAGAGGTTAATGATCCCATTAAATACCTGGCTCAGATGATCAGTCCCGAGCTCCAAAATACTGTTCCAGTCAGTTCCGATGGCCTTGGTGGCCGTGTTCCAAATGATGCGAGATTCAAGATTGGCAAAGCGCTCAATCTGCCTATGCGTATTAGCGAGGTGAGTTATGACATTAACGCCCCTAAGACGCGAGACGGCAATTTCGCTTACAACACGGTAACTATTACCGCCGCTCCTAAGCAAATGATTAATCAGTCACAGATTCCAAACCACTTCCAATAGAATAGGTGTAATTATGGCCGGAGCATTTAACGCAAAAGGCGATATGAATTTCTTAAAACAGAAATTCACTAAGAACGTCCAAGCTGGCGAAAAGATGATGGGTACAGAGTTCGAGATGAAAATCGAAGAATACCCTAATCTTAGCGTTTTGGTGCGTTCTACTCAGTTTCCAGCAATGGGTCGTGCAGACGTAGAAGATTTTGGCCAAATGGGCTTGGGCTACATCCAAAATGGTGCGCTTGAGAACAAAGGCGAAATCGCGGTGACGTGCGTAGAAACGATCACAGGTACAGTGCTAGAAATGCTACGTGAGATCGTTCGTGAAAAGAAAATGGTCACTGTCGTTATCGAGTCTACGCCAGAATCAACTAAGGGTAAGGGTGCAGCCTCGCATCGATTCCGTTTGGAGCACGTAAAAGTACGTTCAGACGTGATCGACCTATCGACAGAAGATTCAGCAGCACTTGTTAAGCCAGCTATCACACTGCAATACAACTGGGTAGATTTCTAATCGCCAACCAGTCCTATTCTATTCCCTACAAAAAGGCCGCCAGTTTGGCGGCTTTTTTAAATCAGTTAGGCGTCTTTAATCCGTAGTTTGTCTTTTAAATCAGCTGGCGCAATATAACCATTCTCCTTGCCATCCTTGTACTTAACTAACAAGCCCATATCCACCAGCTTATCGAGGTACTTACGCGCCGATGTGTGGGAAACACTAAAGTCAGACTGAATCTCTTTAACCCAAAAAGTGCGTCCCGGATTCTGCAATGCCTTTCTTAGAATCGTAATGTGCTGTAGTTGTAATCCTTTTTTCAATGGGGAGCGATCTAATAACTCTAATGCTTCTCTTGTTTCGTCCAGCTTACCTGTAATGTATCGCCCAAATCGTTCCATAGCTAACAGAATTACTGTTAGCTGGTAATCAACAAAATGAGTTAAATCATTTTCATCAGTTTCGGTACAAATATAGCTCTTAACATACTTCTTAGGCGCATTCTTAAGCAGTGCAGAGATAGAAATATACTTAAAGTTCTCATAGCCATGTTTAAGCATAAACCAGTAGAACAACGCCCTTGCTGTACGCCCATTGCCGTCCATAAATGGATGAATGTATCCGATCATAAAATGTAGAATGCAAGCCTTAACAATCGGGTTAACAAACTCCGCACCAGTGCTATGGTCTTTATTGGCAAAGTTACACAATTCATTTATGAGCATCATAACTTTCGTTGGTGCTGGAGCTTCATGAATAATCTCGTTCGTAGCCACATTTCTAACCAACACATCATCATTTCTGAATTGGCCAGCTATATGGTCGTTTTCCAACACTCCATCTGTAGCAACTCGGTTAAATTCCATGATCATTTCTGGCGTTAATTCTGCATCTTTAAAGTCATCTGCCATTTCAATTAATCGCCAATTGTTAACGATCATCCTTTCAGACATATCTCTTGGTTCACGTTGGGTTTCGAGCATTTCCTTGGCAACTTTACGTGTTGTTGCTGCTCCTTCCAATTGAGCGCTGCTAATGGCTTCTTCCATAATCACACCTTTAGCTAGATGCACTTTACGTTCACGCTCACTAAGATGTAAATGCTCAAATGTAACCTCTTTACCAATTCTATATAGCTTTGCATCCAAAGAGGTACTGCTAATGCAAAATGGAACGTTTTTCTCGTCAGCAAGAGGAATATACGAAAGAGCGCGCTTAAGTTTCAAAGCATGCCAAGCAAAAATCTTATCGCTACCTTGAAACTCTTTTGAACGAAATTGGAAGTCATGCCAGTGTAAGTAGTTTCCTTTACTATCAAACCCATGAACCTGTGGATTTACAAGGTGATAGATAGAAAAAACCTCGTTCATGTCATTTGGTTTTTTGGGTGGGAGACTTATTCCCTCGATCTTCTTAACCATGTCGTGAAACTTTTTAAAAATGTTTAATGAGTAGCAGTATTACACATGATAGCGAGTAGTCAATCTATAATTAATTCTAGAAATTCCTAATTACTCGCGCGCACAAAAAAACCGCCGTAACTGGCGGTTTTAACGTATAAGTTCTAGCTCACATCATGCCATTGCGAAATCTGACATAGAGCTATCAAGCTTTACCAAAGGCTTAACACTTAGTTTGGTAGTTTCAAGGCTGTTATTACTTTCCCACACATCAACTGCGTGTTGAATGTTCAACCAAAACTCAGGTGTATTTCCAAGCGCTACGGCTAATTTGGTTGCTAATTCCGATGTTAATGTGGTTTTGCCATTTATAATATTGCTAATGGTGTTACGGTGAACGCCCATAGCTTCGGCTAATGTAGAATTATTTATGGACAGCGGCTCAAGAAACTCAACTTTTAGCATTTCGCCGACTGTTACTGGCTTACGCTTTGTGCGTCTCATGCGGTGTCTCCTATACATAATATAGTCATAGATACTGGCCTGTAGGTTAGTATCTAATCCAAGTAAGCCAGCCTTTCGGCTGGCAGTAGTTGCACCTATTAAGCTCGATAAGTGTGCGAGTCTAAATAGGTATCAATAGCTTCCCCATCTTCAAACTTAAAAATAAGTCGATATTGTCTGTTAACTCTAATGCTGCAATACCCGTCAAGCTGACCGCTTAATCGTTCAAATCTATTATTGGGTGGTGCAAGCAAATCTCTAAAATCTGTTGCTGCATCAAGCATTCCTAGCTTTCTGTACAGCGTGTCTTCTAAATTGCTTGGAATCTTTCTATGCGAAATATCATCTACATAAAAATCTTCTAAATATTGATCTCTGAATTCCATTTGAGGAATCCTCCTTAAAAACATGTTTTATTCGTTCGATTGCTACTGTAGTCATAGTCATTTTTTCCATGTTTATCCGATAAAGTCACAACAATAATTGCACAACGCCATTGTGCATGCAAGAACTTTCTGCACAACGTCATTGTGCAGACTCTTTATCTATCGCGCGCCCTATCGCTTTGAGTTAATATTCACCAAGCCTATCCCCTATCTCAAAATGCGCCGCCACTACCGGAGCGGCCATGACACCGATTGAACTACTCGAAGACGTGAAAGCGAGATTCCCTGTCTTGCTGCACGACGACGAAAAGGCGCTGTTAAGCCTATTGCGTAAAGCGCTGGCCAAGTACCAAGAGATTGCCGGATTTACCACTAAAATCCGCATCCAACAAAGCGACTTAGCCGATAGCAATCAGTTTGAATTACCGTCCGACTTTGCTGCAAGGCTGGTGGTCAAAGATGACCGTGGCCGTTATGTGCGTAGCGAGGTTTGGGGCAACGTTCTTGAACTGAAATTAACGGGCGCAGAAACATTCCCACTGACATTGATGTACATGCAAAACGTACTCAATGAGCCGTTTGATTCGTTCCAGCTTCCAACGCCGTGCATTAGCTTGCTTGGCGATTATCTGGAATTGCTGATCACTATCCCGAACGCAGAGCGTCAACGCCGTATTGCCATCGCTGGCAAGTTGGATGTGACCGATATTGCTGCCGAACCTGACCTAGCCGCACGTAAAGCCGAGATTGAAAACTCAATGCGCGCGAACCGTGCCATTGTTCCACCAGTATCGTTGCTCTAAGCGAGGCCGCCATGAATCCATACATGCAGCTCGCCAAACGCGCGACCAATAACTTTATGAGTAAACCGTGGCTACAAGGCTGGCAATGGGCGGTAGAAATCGACTCGCCGGACGCGCCAACGGACTTTGATATTTACGTAAAGGATATTGATTTTGGTGCTGGCTCTATCGATGCGGATTCATTCCAAGTCGGTTCGGGCTCTATTGCGCTGCCTACTTTCAGCAGCGTAGGTGAAATTACCCTAACGGTTCGTGATGACCAAAACCTAACTGTTTCTAAATGGTTTGGTGGCCGAATAAAGAAAGTCAGAAACCAAGACGGCACACTCAACATTCCCAAAGAGTACGTGTTCAAAATCAATATATTCACGCTCAATGAGGACGGCAAAAAGTCACTCTATAAGAGCTATCAAGTCTTTCCTACCAAGATTGGAAACGTGATGTTTTCACGCGAAAACGGCAACCAGATCCAGTCATTCCCGCTCATTCTCCAAAAATTTATGTCTGTAGGTAACAAGGTACTGTAATGCACATTCCATCATTTCCACTACCAAGTAACATTTCAGAAGTAATTGAGTTTCGAGTCCCAACCGTGGAAGACGCTCTATTGTTCTGCGACCTAAACGAGCACCAAGAGGAAGCCAACACAACTCGCTATCTGAACCACATGCAAGACACCAGCAAGCGCCCTATGAGTGATAGCGGCCTATGGACTGGTGAAGATCGCCGAGCGGCATTGTGGTGGATTTTTATGTCCACCAGCGAGCTAGGCACTATTCCGTTTAGCTATGAATGTGAACGCTGCAAAGAAACTCACTATCTCGATCTCAATATGGGCGAGCTAATGGAGTCGGCCAAAGCGCTCAATGGATTGCCAAAACAAGAGATCACCTTAAGCGTGAAAGGCAAGTCATACCTAGCGAACGTGAAACCACTAACCGGTTACGAAGCGGAGCAACTTGAGAACATTCGCAATGAGCGCGACCAGTACGAACCGGACAGCGCTGAGTGGAAGCAACAAGCTAACCGCATGGCGCTCACTGAGCTGGCCTACTGCCTAACGTTCGAAGAACAGCCTAAAGACCAAGACGATGCCCTAGTGTGGAAAATCGACCTACTGAAATCGATGTACCTCAACACGGAATTTCGTGTGGCCTTTGCCAAGGTTGAAAAGTGCCTACGCAATGCGCGTCACGGATTACTCACTAAGTACGACGAGGGGCGTTACTACCTAGTCGCCACCATTCCGCAGTGCCAAAAAGTTATCGAGCAAGGAGGTGAAGCAACTCGAACGTTGCTCTTACCCTTTCGGAATAACGACTTCATTACAACGTTTTGATTACGTTGGTTGGAACGTACTGATTGAGAACTTAACGATCTACGGTGGCCAACCTATCGATGCGGTATTCAAAACGCCTCAAACGATGGCCATAAGCCTAGATAAAGCGCTCCAAGACAAGGTGAAAAATGGACAGAAATCAACAAGAGGTTGATCTTTCACTGGTTGTTGATGCAGTGAAGCGAGCCAGTGACAAAGAGCTGACCGTGCTATCTGAGATTAGTCGCAAGCTCGATGGCAAGACGCTACCAACGAACCAACAAAAGGCCGTCCTTGCAGTAGATACAAAGGGCATCGAAAAGGCGGTGACTAAGGGCGTTTCCAACGCCTCTTTAAACGTCTCCACCATTCCGAGCACTAATCCACAAAAAGGATTAAAACAACAATCAAATGGCGCACATCAACCCAGCTCAACCAAGACCAAGCGAACAGGTGAAATTGAGCTGTCATTTGCGCCTAGTCAACCAGCAGAGATACAAGCAAAGCCGGACGCTAAAGCGGTCGAGCAAAGCAACTCTGTAAGTGGCGTTACACCGATTGCTGACACACTGAAAAACGAGGACGCGCGCGAGCCTGTAAAGCAAGCGCCTGTTGTCGTGAATGTAGAGTCGCCAGAATCCAATTCTGAGCGTTTAGATACCTCAATCCTTGATGATGTGCCAGAGAAGCTAGAAAAGGCCGTCTCTGACGCACTGGCAGAGTTTGAGGGCTATTGGGAAGACGCAAACGGCAAGCTTCGACGCTCCGATGGCCGCTACGCTAGCAAGCAAGAGCAATCGGCTTACAAGAACGCGCAGCAAACGGCATTAGAGCGCCAGATTGAAAAGCAAACCGACACGGAAAAGGAAAGCCAGAGCGTTTTTGCCAAGGTGGCCACCAGCCTTAAGCAGTTGGCCATCAATAACGTGAAAGAGTTCCTACAGGAAGAAAACGATGCGACCGATGCAGCTGGCGCTGCGGCTGGTGGTTCGTTCTTCTACTCCGCAAAAGAGCTCTATCACTTAGGCCAAGACGCTAAAGAGGCATTGGATGATGTAAGCGAAAAGGCCACTTCAACCAAGGACAAGCTAAAAGAATCGAAATTAGGCCGACTCTTTACCCGAGGCAAACAAGCGCCAGAGGCAGACAGTCAGGCCGTCACAGCCATAGAGACAGTTAGCCATGAACAACTATCAGCGACAAAAGATTCGTTCGAGACAAGCCATTCAACGCAAATTACGGCTAGTGATCGACCTAACCGTGATGGTGCTAGGGGTAACGATCCTGTCAATCTTGCTAGGGGCGATTCTAGCCGGATAAGCAAGGCCAGTGAGCTAACAAGCACCAAAGATCAGAGCTACCGAGCAAACATGCTTGAAGTGCTCCATGAGTCGAGTGCTGATCGTGAACGCCAGTTTGATGATGTGCTAGACAAGCTCGATGATCTGATTTCGGCAACCAAAGCAGCGGGGAACGATGGCCAAGGCGGTTTATTTGACTTGGCTGGCGATATGTTTGAACGCCGCAGTGGTCGTAAAGCTGGCGGTAAGCGTGGCCGAGTTAAATCGGTTATGTCAGGCATTGGCAGCAAAGCCTCAAACGTGGCCAGCAAGGGCGTATCGATGGCGGGAGCTGCCTTTAAAGGTATGTCTAAAATCGGCTCTGTTGCTGGCAAGGCGATCCCTTTCCTTGCTCCGGCCTTAATGGCCTACGATGCGTTTAGCGGATTTACAGACCAAGACAAGCAGAAAGAGACGTTCAACCTCAAAGATGGCCAAGAGGCGACAACTGGCCAGAAAAGCTCAATGGCATTGGCGAACGTGCTCGATTTGGGTGGCCTAGTCAGTGGCGGTGCTGGTTTGCTTGGTTCGGCGCTTGGGGCGTTCGGTTTGGATGGCGCTAAGGAAGCATTAACCTTTGATTATGGCGATATGGCCAAAAGCATTTACAAGCTATTTGGCGGTGAGGTTGAGGGCGACAAAGAGGCTAAGGATTCTAAGGCTGAGAAAGCTCAACCGGATAAAGAAGAACACCTTAAGAGCGCCGAAGCCTACCACACGGCTCAAGCGTCCGGTGATGAGAGAAGCATGCGCGAGCTTGATGCAAAAAACTCAATTCAAGTGACCTCTCAAGAGGTATCGCAAAAGGCCAGCGAGCAAGGCATTAGCTACAAAGAAGCTTACTTAGCTGTAAAAAGAGAAAAACGCATTAGCCAGGACAAACGTGTGCAAGTGGCTAATGAAACAGGCATGGATATGTCCGGTATGGTCGAGCATCCCGAGCTTGGCCAAGTTTACTCGCCAGATAAGAAAGCTGAACAAGTAGCCGCCGTCGATGCGGAGATCAAACGCCGTAAAGAGGCCGAGGCCGTAGCCGCACTAACCAAGGCTGCAAACAACACGCAAACCAACAGCGTGACCACAGCCAGCCATGAATCATCCATCAATACCGAGCTAAGTAACCAGAAAACGGATGATCAATCCGTGGTGAAAGTGGACACCGAAAACACCTCGAATAAGACGGTTGCGACTCAATCATCCATCCAACGCAATGAGCGAGTTAGCGAGCTGCAAGCACAGGCAGCAATGAAAGACCTCAAAGAGAGCGGCAAGCCTCAAACCGTGGAACTTAGCAAGCATTCATTGGATGCCATTGGGCGCGCGGTTAGCGGCAGCGATGCAACCAAACCAACCACTATCTTTGCAGCGCCTAGCGGTGGCTCAAGCAAAGACAAACCAGCGTCAGCCACTAAGGCTAGCGGCTCTATTCCTCTCAACTTTGATGACCGTTCGTTACAGCGTCAAAGCGCTGATATGGAGTAGATAAATGAGCCAAGAAATTGATTACTTACTACGGGTCGATATTGACGGTGTAAAAGTAGCCGATGAGAAACACGCGATCGTTGCGCGCGTCTCTGAATGGCTCGATACACCTCAAGGCCAAGTTTGGGGCGCTCCAAAATGGGGCAACAGATTAGGGGCATACAAGCATGAACCAATAAACGAAACCACAGCAGCAGCTATCGAAAACTCAATCCTATTAACCCTCCCAATTGACGTGAAAGACGCGGTGGTTCAAGGCATTGCCGTAGAGCCAAGCGTGAACGGTATCGATGCCTACAAATTGACGATCGTTGTGAACGGTCAAACGTTGGAGAGAGGTATTACGTTTTGAGTAAGTTAGAAGAAGTCAAAAAGACCTTTAACGAGGCGATTGCTGGTTCAAGCTGGTGGTCGCGTCATATTGGTTCGCAATTCGTTGACTACCTTTGCTTATTTGTGGCCAAGATTGTTGAACGCATGGCAGCAATCAGTAGCCGTGCATTGCAAGAATCCTACTTGACGCTAGCCACTAAACGCACCTCCATTTTGGCGGGTGCTGAAACTGAGGGCTATGTAGGGCGAAAAGCAGCACCATCGAAAGGCCGTGCGCTAGTGACCAATACCGGAACAAAGCGCGTAACCTTGCCGAAATACAGCCAATGCATTGCTGACAATCAATTGCGCTATACGCTAATGGAAGCCATTGATTTGATGCCGCAAGAAAGCGCCGCAGTAGAGGTACAACAGTTCGAAGTGTCCAAAATGACCTACACGGTCGATGAGGGACAGAACTGGTTGGCCGTGGCGTTCCCTCAAGAGCTGACTAAGCGCATTCATAACATCATCGTGCGCGTGAACGGCGAGCAATGGACGCACGTTTTTAAGTTTCGTAATACGGACGGCAAATCCAAAGCCTACATGGAATATTACAAGCCAACCGACCAGCTAGGCGTTCGTTTTGGTAACAACAATAACGGTCGCGCGCCAGCTACGGGCGATGTGATTGAGTTTGAGCTATGGCTGACTAATGGTGTGACTACCCTACTCGATGCGCAGCCTTTAGAGCTTATCGATATGGGTATTCAAAGCGCCTATAAAGACCAGCTCTCAATCAAAACGTCCACCAGCATTATCGGCGGTGCAGAGCCAGAAGACATTGAATCAATCCGAAACAACGCCCTTTACTCGCCAATCTATGACGAGCAGATTGCGTGGGACTCGGATTACATGACCTTTGTTAAGCGTAATGTTTCGGGTGTTACTTGGTTGTCCATTTGGGGCGAAGCAGAGCAGGAAAAACTCACTGGAAAACCTGACGTTCGTAACATCAATACCATTTTCATTTGCGCTTATTCTGCCGATAAGCCCGACGAGATTTTGTATAAGGAAATACAAGATCTATTCGCTGGCCGTGAGGGCTACAACGAACGCTATGAAATGGTGGAGCGTAAAGACGAACCTTTCACTGTAGCGATTACTGGCAAGCTTTATCCAAGCTCAAATCCAGAATGGGCGACAAAGGTACTAGCCGATGCGTTAAATGAGAAATTTGGCAAACAGACAAGTCGCAATGACCGCATTACCAAAAACCAAATTTGGGACGCCATCCAAGAGCTCAACGTAACTTTGGGTATTAAAGAGTTTGAGGTTGATGTCGTTGGGATTCTTGACCGCATCCCTATTGATACTTACCACTATTTAGACGTGAGTGCGTCAACCATTCAACTTAACTTCGATTACTCATAGAAGTTTTCGCATGCGAGAACTTTTTCGCACGGAGCATGAAAAACACGGATGTTTTCGCATGCGAAAACTTTCACACCAATAAGGAAAAAACATGGCATTTGGAGACTTTAGAAAATGGCTATCTGGCCAGCTAACCAAGGCGCGTCAAAAGGAAACCGCTTGGGTAGATTTAGCAAGCGCGATCGCAGAGTCAATTGAAGCGCACGTAGAGTCATACATTGAAAAGCTTAAAGCGCGTTCTTCACTTTACGAAATGGACAAAGAATCGCTGCTAGAAGACATTAAAGAGCTGCGAAAAATCTTCCCACTAGGCGAAGTGGCCGATGAGGACTTGCCACACGTTGTGATGCAGCGTAAGGACGAAATACACTTTAAAAAGACCATTTACCCACTTATCTCAACGCTCGCGCGTGAATTTAAAGGGCTACGTGTTAAGTGGGAACGAATCTACGCGCCAGTAGATCAAGACCGATTCCCATACGGCACGTTCTTAGTTCCCGAGTCAGAGTTAGAGCTGCAAAACGGATTAAACCCGAGCGACTTTTTCCTGACCAGTCGCGGCGCTATTCGCATCCCTTTGAACGACATTGCAGGTGAGGATGGTATCACCGAGGAAGCCATTCGAGCATTCGAAGCAAAGATTAAGCGAGTGGTGCATCCTCTTATCCCATTACGTATTGTTTTAGATGGCCAATTGTATTCTATTGAATTTGAAGTCATGGATATGGTGGAAATACCTAACTATTCTGACCATGTTACGGTTGGAAAACAGACCACGACCGATATAGAATCAACACCGAGCTATAAACAGGATTTTGTTCAGAATGGAACGACGACACAGGAAGAACGCCCTGTTAGCCCTATGTATGGTACACCTAGAATGGATGCGATCCCCTTAGATGCGATCTCCATTGATAGACGGTACTATTAACCCTATTCCTATTCCCCGTCCCATTAAAGCGCCACGACTTATACGAGGTCGTAAAGGTGCTTACACAAAAAGTAGTCCTATCGCAGTGTGAACTGCTTAACCGTTATTACGACGAACGCGCCTTGTCGTCGTTGCCTACCAATGGTACTGAGCCTTATTTCCAATTTGGCGATCTTGAATGGGGTTTTGACCTTATCCAAGAAATTGAGGGCAAGCCTAGCTGCATGCCTATTCCACTGGACAAGAAAACCATTGAAAACGTGTTTTACCGTTCTAAGGCCAACTATGCCTATGTGAATGGCAACATCGTGATCACGGCAAACTTGCCAGCGGGTACGCTAGCAGAAGATGAACAACACCAGTTCTCTTGCGTGGGCGTGAAAGATGCAAGTGGCGGCCTAATTCTGGTGGCTGTCACGCAACCAGTTTGGATTTACTCAGACCGTGGCCTATCGATTGAAATCGTGATCAACACGGCTCGCACGGATAGCGCTAGAGTGGCGCAGGTTGGTGCATAATGAGTCGCCCAAACTTCGAAGAAACAATCATCATTCCGCCACTGCTAACGGACTGGCAAGTGCTACCGCTTATCACCGATACGCAGTACCTAGAACCACTGGCCAGTAACAGCTTAAACCGCAAATTTTACGGCATCGTTCGCGCTGGTATTTTCCGTGGTTTTAAATGTGCTCCGGCTGGTGGAATGAAACTGCGTGTGAGCAGTGGTGAAGAATTTGGCGTGGCGCTGGTTGAGCGTGACGACTACATCCTAACTGTTCGCCAGCAACACGATATTGATGTGGAAATTCCGGCGGGTGCTACGTCATACGTGGTGCTCGAAGCGTTCTATAAGTTCGGCGTAAAGACAAAGCAAGTCGATTTAGCGTCCGACATTGAAGCGTCAGAAATTAAGGTACTGCCACTGGAATCGGTCGAAGATCATCATTTGATTTTGTGCCGTGTCACCGTGCCGGATACCGCTAGCCAACTGGAAAGCGAACACCTTAACTTTGATGACCGCAAGCAAGGCGGCTATGACCTCGAAGGGCACATTTCACATCCAGACCCACACAATCAATATGCGATGCGCGCCGAGGCTAAAGCGCACTACGCAGACCGTGAAAACCCGCACCACGTAACCAAAGAACAAGTTGGCCTTGGATTGGTAAACAACTGGGCGGCAACCAGTGAGATTAACGTAGATAGCGATCAGCTGTATGCCACGGCAAAAGCGATCAAGTTAGTCCACGATAAAGCGGTCGCAGCCTACAACAAAACGGTTGAGCATTGGCCATATATTGCGGCTGGTGGCGAGACAAGAATCGCATTGCCTTATGAAGTGCCAGAAGTGGATGCAATGTCTATTCAAGGCATTGTGCAGACCAAAGGCAGCGCTTGGCAGTTCCTCAAAGACACGAACGAAGTCCAAGTGGCCGAGCCACTTGAGGCGGGTGATGAAGTGGTGATTACGCTTGGTTCGCCATCGGCAACATCAAGCACGATCATTGCCGAGCTTCAAGGGTACATCGATAAGCTTGAATCCATCATCAATAGTGGCGCTACTGGCTCGCCTATGGAAGTATTCCATAGCCACTTCCCTAATACCTCGAACACATTCGCTATCCCGCCAGCATTTACAGAGCGAGCGATTAAGCTTGTGTTCCTACAAGGTGTGCAGCAATCGAAAGACTTTGCTTACACCATTGTGCCGGACACTGGTGTTATCCAGTTTGTTGGCGAAATTGCAGCAGGAACGGAGATCACCTTGGTCGGCTAATCAGTTTTCAAATTCCCCTAACCCTATTCCCCATAAATGCCCTTTTTAACTAACAAATAAATTGGATCTTTTATGGCTACACAAAACAAATTAACTCGCATTAACCGTCTAGTTTCTGACTTAACAGCACAAGACGTTGGCGCATTGCCAGTAGGCGCTCGCGCGGCAGACGCATCAAAACTTGAGGGCAAAACTAAAGCTCAGGTTGTTAGTGAAGCGCGCGCGAACCTTGTCCCTACCTCTCGCACTATCAATAACAAGCCACTAACAGGTGATGTGACTCTGACTCACTCAGATGTGGGCGCAGCGCCAGCAAGCCACACGCACGACTACATCCCTAACAACAAGAAAGGCGTTGCAGAGGGCGTGGCTACGCTAGATAGCACAGGTAAGATCCCACAAGGCCAATTGCCAGCTATCGCTATCAAAGAAACGTTCCCTGTTAAATCAGAAGCGGAAATGCTTGCTCTGACAGCGCAAGAGGGTGATATGGCAATCCGTTCGGATCTGCGTAAATCATTCGTTCTTATGCGCCAACCAGCAAGCACACTAGCGAACTGGCAAGAACTGTTAACGCCAACAGATGCGGTTTCATCTGTTAACGGCCAGCGCGGTAACGTAGTGCTTGAAGCTACAGACGTAGGTGCAGAGCCAGCGTTTAGCAAAAACACAGCGTTCAACAAAAACTTTGGTAATGCCGCTGGCACAGTAATGGAGGGTAACGACTCTCGCGTTGTGAATGCAGTACCAAAGACTCGCACTATCAACGGTCACGCGCTAAGCCAAAACATCGAGCTAACAGCAGAAGACGTGGGCGCGCTAGGCGCTGGCGAAACTGCCGCTAACGCTGCGAAACTTGAGAACTCAACAAAAGCGCAAATCATTTCAGAAGCACGTAGCGGCCTTGCTGCTAGCGGCGCGTCATACACCAAAGCGGAATCTGACGGTAAATACGCGACCAAATCAAGCGTAGCCGCAACAATCAAAGACGCGATCCGCACTGTCGATATTACGCTAGAAGCGGCATCAACTACCGTCACTCTACCCGCAGGTACTATCTCTGCCGTTCTTGTTCTAAGCGTATGCGGTGTAATGCAAAACGCAGGTGTATGGAGTCTATCTGGCAACACAATTACGTTCGGTGAACAGCTACAAGCTGGCGACATTGTGACTGTTATCGGCTTCAAATAAGCCATGCCCTTTCCTTTCCTACTTTCCCCACTAACAACGTGGCTCCGGCGCTTTGTCGGAGTTGCTAGTCAATGAATTGAGAAAGGCATATTTCTGAATGGCATTAAAAAAATTGACTCAAGTTGGTGGTAGTCCGGCTCGCAAAATTCGTGAAGAAATCGCTACGAAAGTTGATGAGCATGCTAGCAAGAAAACAAACCCGCACGGAGTCACAAAGGCACAAGTAGGCTTAGGTAACGTACCGAACTATCCGGCCACCAGCTCGGTATCGGATACGTCCAACAGCAAGCTTGCGACCGCTGGTGCTGTTAAACAGGCATACGACAAAGGCGTTGAGGGTTTAAATCGCGGTAACGCAGCTTATGACCGAGCGGAGCAAGCAGAGACAAACGCGAACAAGCACACCGACGACCGTATCAGCACTTTGATTGGTGGTGCGCCAGCAGAAGCGCTAGATACAATCAAAGAGCTAGGTGATGCGTTAATGGATCAAGAAGATGCGGTAGCGGCCATTACAACCAATATCGCTCAACACAAATCCGACACATCAAACCCACACAAGGTAACAAAAGCTCAAGTTGGCTTATCCAACGTACCTAACTACGCATTCACGGCGGCGATTAACGATGCCAGTGACGTGAAATTTGCGGCGGCAGGTGCAGTTAAGAAAGCGTATGACCTTGCAGCGTCGAAGATGACTCAAGCGCAAGCCGATGGCCGCTACCTGAAACTTGCAGGTGGTACATTAACTGGCGGCCTACTCATCGATGAGGGCGCAAGTAACGTCTCACAACTTCACTTAGGCCATACAGGTAAGCGATTCCATATAGAAACGAAAACCGATGGCACCTTTGAGGTTGTGGAGAGTGACGCTTCAAGTCGATTGAAGATCCGCAAAGGTGGTGAAACAACGCTATACGGCTCACTAAGCACAACAGAGTCGGTATCTTCCAACCGTAGCGTTGAAGTGCAAGGTACTAGAGCTGGTAATACGGTTCCATCAACCGACCATGTAAAAATGGATGGTTACGGTTTGATTGGTAATCGCCAAATTATGTATCTAACTAACGGCTCAACCGACGCAAAAGCCGAGGTAAAAATTGGTGTAGGTGGTGCGCACAACTCAACGCCCGCATACCTAACCCTAAATAAGAGCAAAGTAGTCAGTAATGTGCCTATAGAAGTATCAGGTAGCAAGGTAGTTACCGAGGCATTCAACCGTACAGAGGTTGTGCGCACCTCTTTAGGTAGTGACAACTCTTGGTGCTTGGTTGCCAATGTAACGATGCCTCAATCAAGCTCTACTGCGGTTATTGAGTTCTTTGGTGGTGCTGGCTTTAACACTGACTTGCACTATCAGTCGTCACGACACCAAATGATTCTGCGAGCCAGTAACGGAAGCCCTAAAGGTCTAAATGGTCAGGTTATTACAGACCATCCTAGCGGCTTGCCATTTAGTGAGTTTGGTTGGGTGAATACTAGCGGTGATAATTACGCTATCTATGTAAAAACACGTAGTGCCTACAGTACGAACATCCTAATTCGATACATGTGTAGTCACACCATTACGCCTTACGTTAGTAACAAAGGTGCAACTCAACCAGCGGGTATTGTCAAAGGGCGAATGGTCACTAGCTATACGTCTTACAATAAAGACTTAGGTGCAATTAACTCTGTTGATGGAAAGGGTTTAGAGCTCAATTACTCTGCAAAGAAAACTTGGATTGGCTCACGCAACACATCCTACTGTCACATGGAGACTGAAGCCTCAAGCGGTTTTTACTCTTACTCCACGTTTACCTTTGCTAAAGGGATTGATGTAATGCTCAATCAGAGCATTTCATTAGGTGGGCGAGCTGCATTTCGTAATACAGACGGCAACTGGCTTCGCATCAATGACTTAGCTAAGTTTACTTCTGGTGTCTTTTTCGGTAGCTCATTGGTTCGTACTGATGGACAGTTTACTGCGGGTTCTTGGTCTGCCAAAGCAAAGGTAGCTCGTGTAGCTCCTAACTTCTATGATGGCACTTGGGGTGGTAACGGTTATGCTGCTTACAGTGTTAATGTACCAGACAGTACAGGTGCTCATTGGGCTTTTGCCTCTTACTACGATGGAACTAACATTCGTGCTGGTATTCAGATTCTTACAAACTCTGATGGTCGAATTAGATTCTACACTAACCGTAGAAGCAACTACGTAGAGGTATATGGCGGTAATGTGTATGCGGGTTCGCCTCAAAGCTCGGCAGCTCATTCATTAACACGTAAAGACTATGTAGACGCTAAGTTTAACAGTATTCCAACAGCGCCCGTTGGCGATATTATGGTGGGCAACGATCCATCAAACACGACATCTGGTGTGCTACAAGGTCATGTTACTTGGTATGCTCGCAACTGGGCTGGACGCACAACGGAGTCTGCATCGCTAATGACTTGGGTTAACCCAACAACAGGATTTAAGGTTGTAAAAGCTGGCACATATTACATCGAGTTTACTGACTATAGACGAGTGCGCGCTACAGGTCAGGACGATACTGTTTCGGCTCGAATCCAAGTTAACAATGCGACGAAAATTACCAATAGTTGTACTGTTGGGGATAACGCATTGGCAACTCCAACCGCTAAATGGGTAGGCCACCTTAACGTAAATGACACGGTGAGGTTCATTTCTGTAGGTGGTAAAGTAGCAGTAGGAGGTGGCCATTTTACAATTCGCTACATCAAGCCATAACCATCAACCAAAGGGACACAATGCTGTCCCTTTTTTCTTGCAAAAGTTTTCGCATGCGAGAACATTGGCGCATATTGATGCGAAAACGAAATTGGATATAATCCAAATCTCTCAAATATAGATTTCACCTCATTGCTTCCTCGTGGAATGTTTTGCTCGCGTTGCCGCGCGACAAAACGGTTGGATTAGCCTCTCACTCACTCGTTGGGTGAGAGGTTTTTCTTTATGTAGACCGTTGATAAATCTCTTTTTCCCCTAAACGAGCCCTATTTTATAGCCTTTAAAAAGTAAGTAACGCCCGTCTATTGAGCAATCGACATCATTCCGAATACACTTTGCAAGACACATATAAAAGGGGGATTTAATGCCAGTATCAGTTGTTGGTGAGAGCTTTGCTATTAGCGTTCTGGCTCTATCCGTCCTCAGTGGTGTTGGGTCATATCTCCAAGGCATACGCGAGCAACGTTTGGCTGGTGGATTCCTTGACTTTTTAACCGAGCTAACGCTGGCGTTGGTGGTCGGTTTGATAGTCGCTTACTTGTGTGACAGTGAGGGTGTGGAGTCTGGTTACACCAGCGCGCTTGTCCTCATCGCGTCAAACAACGGAGCAGACTCAATTAACTTTATCCGCAAACTAGCTAGCCACACGTTAGCGAGATTCTTTAATACCGGAGGGCAAAGCAAATGATGGAATTTGCAGTGATTGGCCTAGCCATTGCTGACCGATTTTTGCTTAAACGAAACGCAGTAAAAATACTGCATGCAAACCAGATGGACGATCCCGAAGTGATTCGATTCGTTCTTGGTTATCAATCTAACCGAGCTATTACGAATGGGACATTAACCTATTCGTTGCAAAGTAAGAAACGACCAAAAGCCGTCATTACTCGCACACGTAAACTCGACTTTTCACACGCCGGAAATAACAGCGAATACCTAACGTTCGACCGCAAATTGCTTGAACGTGAAGCAGGGGAAAAGCTACACGGCGAGTGGATTCTGGACGTGAAGATTGAGCGCTCCTGTTCCCTAATCAATCCGCTATACAAAATCTTCCCTACCTGTACGACATATTCAGAGGAATTTGAAATTGCGTAACAACAGCAAGTTTGCACTAGACCAGTCGCACAACTATGTGGTGGTCGATTTTGACAACGTGACCGAACGCGGCCTTAAGAGTCTGATCACTGCGTTAAAACAAGCGGGTGCGACTGTTACAGACGTAGAAGCCTCGAACAAGAAAACGAGACGAGACGGCGAGACAGTAAAACGCGCCAAACTGTTCTTTGATAATGGCCAGTCCATGACGCTGTTTGTGGGTGATGAGGGTGACATTTACCAAATGACACTGAACAACACGAAACAGCCTATCCCAAGCGTGAAGAACGAACGCGAGCTTGCGCGTGAAATGGTTCGCCTAATGGAGCGCAACCAAAGCAAGTTTGACAAGCAAGTAGCTCGCAAAGCGGCACAGGCCGTTAAAGACACCTCAGACATTCAACCAGCCACACGTTCTATTGCTAAGCGATTGGAAGAAGCCAAGGCAGCCGAGCAGGTTGCACAATCCAATTACACCAACGCCCTAGCCGCTCGGGACAGTGTTCGCACGAAGTTGGAAGAAGACCAACGCCGTGTAGCCGATCTTGAAGCTGCATTAGAGCAAGAGAAGCAAGAAACCAAGGAACTTGAAGCGCAATTAGAGGCTGCCAAAGCATGATGTTTACCAGTCAAAATCAAATCAAGATTGTGGATCGCATCGACCATCTAGCTAAAACGCTAACACCGGAGCAAATCGAAGCGGTACTGCAAGGTGAAAACGCCGACCAAATCCTAGAAGCACTATCGCTTGAGGATTTGGAAAACACTTACCTATACCAGTGCAAACCAGTGCCTCAAATGATGCTAGAGGCGTTCAAATCAAAAGCGTCAAAGCTTGAGTTTCGTGCTCAGCAATTTGGTAAGCACTTGGAACGTAAAACCCCTACGCTATCGGTAGAAGCTGTAGAAGTGGGTAAACCGCGCAAATCTGGTGCGGTCGCTGTTCAAATGGTGAAAATCCCATTCTCGGATGGCCAGAGCATTTCTATTGCGTTCCATGCGCCGGATAACGATCCGCTAAAAATAAATCCAGATGACACGCTAATCGCGTTCCGCTTCCTGATGAACTCGCGCGATATTACTCACGTAGTCGCGCCAAAGGGCAACATGGATTTGTCTCTTAAGGAAGTGACCGACAAGCTAGCGCAATTGCTTGAGAACAACAGCGAGAAATTTGTCGCCGCTAAGGCCAAGAAAGACGCTGACGCAAAAGCACTGGAAGAGGCGCAACAAAAGGCACAAGAGCTCGATGAGCAAGCCGCTCAGCTAGGCGAAGAAACAACAGACTTGGAACAGAAACTTGATGAGCTGGCCAAGAAAGAGAAACGCCTAAAAACTCAGATTGCTACGCAAAACGAAATCCAAGAAGAACTACGCAAACAGCTTGCTGCTATCAAGCCAGCAGCAAATACAGCAGCGACCAATGTGGACGCTGGTGGCAGTCCGTCTCAAGTGATCGAGCAATGGGACGCTTCATGGACTAAGCAAGAGAAACGCGACTTCATCATTGAACGCGCTTTCAATGGCGATCTCGATGCCTTTGTTAAGCAGCTAAGCCAAGAGTTTAAAGACTCATTAGAGTTTGCAGGTGCAGCAAATCAAAACGTTCCTAGCACGTATTCAGAGTCGTACATCAATGATGCGATTTATGAGCTCGATAAAGGCGCTATGACGGTATCAGAGCTTGCCGAGGCTAAAGAATACATCCGTGATTCAATTGAAAACGATTTTCCTCAGTTGTCAGACGAAGAACGCGAGCGAAAAGCGAATATCGAGCGCAAAGAATGGCTATTGGCTCTTATTGGCCGCAAGACCATTGCTAAGGGCTGGAAGATGGATAAAGGCGAAGATAGCGAGCCGTTTGTCTACTTCGAATCGCCTGACGCGAACGACGATGATAGCTTTGGCCAGTACATGATCCACGCGCGCGATAACCAAACCTTGGCTGTCACTTACGGCGAGGGTTCACCGCTTGCTGGTGGCGACGATCTACAAGGTTGGGAAGCGGCTAAATCGCTTATTCTGGCTGACTACGACCGTGAATCTAAGCTGCTTCAAGATACCGATGACAGCAACGAAGAACCGCAACCAATTGAGAACGACGAGCCAAACGCGAACGACCAAGACAAAGACGAAACCACAGCTAACCTATTCTGGTATGGCCTACGTCTACGCCCTTATGGCTTGGGTACAACGCCGCCACAACATCAAGTGGTTAAGTACCTCGATCCAGAATCGGCTCAAGAGCAATTCGCTGACGCTGGTAATGGCATTCGCCACGGCGCGATCGCTTATGACCAAAAACTGCCACCAGAGCTAGTAAGCAACTTTGACCTAGAGCCGCTATTTGGCATGGTTGAGGGCGACCTAGAGGAAGCGGAGCGCATCGCAGCCGAAGCGCTAGACCAATGGGTTGAGGACAAAGGCGTTGATGAAATTCCTCAGTCTACGCTCGATACCCTAAAACAAGTGGGCTTCAAAGCAGCGTTCGCTAAGCAGCTACGCCAGCAACCGGAAATGAAGAACCGCAAGGAAAATCCAAAAGCGTACAAGCTATGGAGCGCATCGATTGACCTTGTGACACCGGAAATGATTCAAGAGATTGCCGAAGACCTAATGCTGGTTCAAAGCGATGCTGAATTGCAACGCCAAGCAGAACACACGCAAGGCCGCATGCGCTTCCAAGAAACTGCCCTATCCAAACTTAAGGATATGCAGTCAGTGAGCCCAAGCGATCGCAAACGTCTCGTTATGCTGGCTGACCTAACGCTAGGCACTGGCAAAACGCTAAAACGTGGCGAGAAAGTGGATGACCAAGCTAAGCGCATTTCAGAACAAGCGCACCTAGTGGAATCACTACAAGGTGAAACCCTAGCGTCATTGGAAGCGCAATTTAAGAACCGCAAAGAGATCACTGATTTCCTAACGGCTCATCGCATCCCATTTAACCGCCGTGCGAAACGTGCTGACCTACTGCAAGCTATCTTGAACTACCGTGACGGATTCTTTAGCGCAACGGCGAAAATGTTCGACCTACGCGCGCTACGTGGCGACCTATACGAGAAGTTTGAGAACGGCGAAGCGTTGGCACTGGATGACGTAGAAAAAGCGTTTAGCGCGACTACGGTTTACCATGAGGGTGACGTAGCTTACACCAAGGCAAAAGGTGAAACCGTCATTCCAGCAATGGCAGACCAAGGCGAGGACTACCAAAAAGTTGAGCGCTTCATTAAGGCGATCGATGACGGTAGCTACCCTGACCTATCCGAACTAAGTTCAGATGAGCTCTTTGCTCAGCACTACGCAATGGCGGGTGTAACTAACCAAGACATCCTGGCTGTTCATGGCTTTAGATACTTGGATAACGATGAGCAGATCGACAACGAACAGATGGCGCGCGCTATCCATAACTCAGTCATGCCATTGTGGTACACAAAAGCTATCGAAGCGGAATACGAAAGCCGTGGCTTCCCTAGCCTTGCTGCATTGCCTGACTTGAACCACAAAGGCCAATTCAAGGCGACACGCGAGAAGCGCTACGCACCAGTAGGCACTATTGGCCAAGCTGACTTTAGTGTTATCGATACGTACACAGGCAAGGTGCTAGAAACTGGCCTAGAGGGCGCAGCAGCACAGCAAAAAGCGACTCAACTAAACGACCAAGCAGTGAAAGAAAGCACTATTGCAATCTTTAACATGCTTAAGGACGGCAAAACGCTTGAGCAAATTGCAGAGACGGAATACAGCGCACCACTTGAGCCTGTCAGTCCGGCTATGTTCACCACAATCAACGGCTTTGAATCATTGTATTCAACGCTGGCCATTAACGGCTCAGGTTCGCTTCACTCGCGCCCAACACTACGCGAGAACGCCGACAAGCTACTGGCCAAGGTGGACGATGACGGCAAGATTAACGGCATTGCGCTAACCGAAGAACAAGAGAACCAAATGGAAAACACATTTGGCTACAGTTTCTTCTCTGCGAAATCGAGCAAGGGCAAAGAGCTACGCTTTGTCGCTAACACCAATTCTCGCAGCTACCTAACGGTTGACGGTACTAACAAACTGCTTGAACTATTGGGTGCTAAGAACGCCGTAGAATCTGACACAGCAGATGAAGTGAGCAAGGGTGTATCCGAGGAAGAAAAACAACTTCTCGCACTAGACCCAACTCAATATTCATTTGGCTCAATCTATGAGAGCGAGGGCATTCGAGATACGGGTGAAATCGCTAAGCGAATCCGCGCCTTTATCGCTCAGCTTAAGAAAGCTGGCAAAATCAGTAATGACGTTAAAATCTCAGTACGCAAGCCTCGCTACGGTACACTAGATCTAACGCTGACTGACTTGCCAAGAAACGTCATGCTCTACAATCCAGCTTACCTACAGTTCGAGATTGATAACCCTAACTCGCCAACGCCACACGGTATGAGCCGTTATACCGAAGCAGTAGATCAGCTGATCGAGTTCGTTAACGCTTATGTAAGCCAATACGACTACAACAATAGCGACACGATGACCGATTACCACGATCGCAATTTCTTTGGTGGCCGCCTAACCGTGGACTTTGATTTTGGTAAAGAGCGCAAAGTGGTAGAGCTCGCGTCTCTAACTGAAATTCACCAGCAAGGCGAACAGGCAGAGGATGACGTACTAGACGTTAACTCATTCCGTGAAAGCCTAGACGAAGAAGAAGCGAAAGCACTTGAGCAGCTAGAAGCCTTTACCAACCTAGAGCTAAAACTTGGTAAGCAGGAAGTGACATTCCCAACAGGCCGAGTTAAGTCGATTAATGCGAAAGATGAGGACGGACTAACTTACAGCCTAGACGTTCTATTCGACATTCTAGCGACCGACTTAAGCGAAAAAGCGAAAGCTCAGCTTGAGACGATTAAGGGCTGGCAATCTGCGGATACCTACTACAACGAAAAAGGCGCATTGGCACAACCAAGCGTTGCGGCTGGTATCCATTCAGTAAATGGCTCTGTACCAGCGAACGTGTACGCTCCGCTAACCGTGCGTTCATGGCTAAACGAACGCTACGTTGATATTTACCCAATCGCTAAAGATGGCGAGTACAAGTTCGCGCTATACCAAGGCAATGACTTGATCGGTGAATTTGACGATACAGCGGAAATGGAAGCGTTATTAGTGAAAGCGTTCAATCTAAGTAGTGAAGCGCCTCAATCTGAAACAGAGGGTAATAACGAAGAAATGGAACATGTAGAGAAACTAAAAGAAATCCGAGATTTCACTGGTGAACCTACGCCGGAATTGGTTGATGAGTTCCAAACCGCACTAGAACAAGCTTACGCCTACTTCGAAGCTAACGACCAAGTGGCAGAGAACGAAGCGTTGATGGATGCCGCTCTAAGCAACATCACTAGCATGATCCAAGCGCAAATCTAATCACAACCAAGGCCGCCACATCGGCGGCCTAAACCGGAGAGAATCAAGTGTTAAGCTTAAGAGAAAAAATGACGCTCAACCGCGATGCTGCGGGTTTGTTGAAAGAGCTTAAGAGTGGCCAGCTATCGATTGGTGAACGCATCAAAAAGAACCGTGAGCTGGTGGAAATTCTTAATAAACTGACTGGCGCTAACCAAAAGGTTGAGCAGAAGCCGGTATCAAGTTCGGATGAGCCAATATCGGTAGAAGAATTTTCCAAGTTAGGCCGCTCCGATAAGATTGAAAAGCTCAATGAAGTGCTATTTCTGCCTAACTGGTACGAATACGAAATGGCGTTTTTCCCTAACTACCAAGTGGTTGAAAAGGGCGATAACTACGTTGTGTACAAAGATGGCGAAAGCTTCCAGTTTGGCTACAAGGGGCATATCGCGCGCGGTTTGGACTACTGGAAAAACGATGCGGGTTCAGCTAAGAAAAATGGTGGCTTTGGTAGCTGGTCGCGCGCTGACCGTAACAAGGCTATCAAGACTCTTACGAAGCACATCGAGCAGAATGAGCGCGACAATGGCGAACGTCCAGTTGAGCAAAGCGATCTAGTTGCGAGATTCCTTGCTGGCGAGTTTAATAACGCCAAACCATCGGTGTTTGTTGATGTAATGCGAGACGTTCACTCAGAGGGCTTGGAGCTAGATAGCATCAAGCAAAAAGCGATTGAATGGTTCGAGCACAATCCTGACAAACTGGCCGCTTAAGTTTTCGCATGCGAGAACTTTAAAACATGACATTCCATATACTTTTCGCATGCGAGAACTTTAAAGAATCCCGTTCGATATAGTTTTCGCATGCGAAAACTTTTCAGAGAACTTGAGAAAACCAAAATGAATGTTTTAACCAAAATCCGAGCAGATTATTACTACAAGCAATCTCTAAACCTTGCACTGGCAGCCAGTGAGCGTCACAACTACGCCAAGGCGCTTTTCGCATTGCTTAAGAGCCTTTAATCCTTTTCCACTGTCCCAAAAGTTTTCGCATGCGAGAACTCGCCACTCCAACCGGAGCGGTCAAATTGAATCAACTCACATCAATTAACGCCGAAATCAAAGAGGCGAAAAACATCAATGACCTAGCCGAGATTGTTCAACTGTACGCAACAGACAATCCAAAACCCAAGCTAGGTCGAACCAGCTACGTTGTGACAGCAAAAGGCGACGAAGTAGAAACAGGCTTTAAAGTCGTGGAAGCCAGCGACCTTATTCCATCGAACGATTTGGACGGTCGAATCAATCCGAATTTTCCACAAGAGCTGCAACCGCGCGACCGTACTCGCGTATCCTCAAAATTGCAGATCTCAAAGATGGCCAACGATTTGCGCCCACAACAATTAACGGATTCTGGACTATCTAGCCACGGCGCACCGATTGTTGGTGCAGATAATGTGGTGGAGTCGGGGAACGGTCGAACCATCGCCATCATAAAAGCGTATCGAGAGGGCAAGGCTGAAAAGTACAGCCAGTTCCTAATCGACAATGCGGAGCGCTTCGACCTATCACCGGAGAAAGTTGAGAGCATGCGCGAGCCAGTGTTGGTTCGAGAACGTGTTACCCAAGTTAACCGTGCTAAGTTTGCCCGAGATTCCAACCTCTCTGACTTGCAACAGATGAGCGCAGCCGAGACGGCTTGGGTTGACGCAGAGCGCATCGATGACCGCATGATTGCTCTATTCCAACCGAGCGAAACAGGCAACCTTTTGGCCAAATCCAACCAAGGATTTATAAACAGCTTCCTAACCGAAATTGGGGATAACTCAACCGCCGGACTACTGACCGAAGATGGCCGACCAACCAAACAACTGATTGAGCGCATGCAAAATGCCGTGTTTGCCAAGGCGTACAAAAACGAGAAGTTGGTGAAGCTGGTAGCCGAGGAAGCCGATCCCGAAATTCGCAACATTTTGAGCGCGCTAAACGGCGCAGCAAGCGCGTTTGTTGAGATGCAATATCTTAGCGGGGAAGTGCATAAAAACACGTCTGAAACGCTGGCAGAGGCCGTGGAAATTAACGCTTCACAACCTGACCTCGCTAAGTCAGCACTTGACTCACTGGTGCAAGCAACCGAGCTGGTAAGACAGGCAAAAGAGTCCGGCCAACACATTGACGAGCTATTGGCTCAGTCCGGTTTGTTTGGCGACAACGATCCCGAGGCCGAAGCGCTGGCGAGATTCATTGCCGCGAACAACCGAAGCGCAAAACGCATGACGCTGGCCTTTAAGACAATGGCCGATGCAATCAATAGTGAGCTGCTTCACCAAGGCCAAGCGCTAGGGGATATGTTCGGCGGCGGTAGTGCATCGCTTATCGACATTCTTGGCCGAGTGAATCAAGAGCTGGAAAACGAGGGCGTACAAACAGGCTTTATGTTTGAGTCTATTCTGCAACCGGACGAACTTGCAAGAATCCACTATGCGACTATAAAATAGGTCTAGGCTTTCTAGCCTGTGATAACCTAGAAGACACGACAAAAACGCCAGATTTAAACGTCAAATCTGGCGTTTTTGCATTTAAGGGAGTAGGGGATGTTTACCATAAGGCATCGTTACCATTACGGGCTAATCGACATAAACGAGGACGGCGTTGCCGATGGCCATTCAGTCGCAGGGAACGAGATCCCCGCTTTAAGGAAAGATGGAGAATATATCTACAGGCCATTTAGAGGGGCGCTAGATAATATCTATCTACTGCATGTCCAAAAGGTGAAACTGGTGAATATCGTCGCTTACTGCGATGACGAACTAGGGCTATTTGGCTGGCAAGACGTGCCGCTCGATCACTATGTGGTTGGCGTCTACCGTGACGGCGGGTACTACGTCTTAACGAAAAACGGGCAGCTAATTAGCCACCCGCTTTAAAAGTTTTCGCATGCGAGAACTTTACACACGATACCCAACTAATTGAGCTTCACCAACTGGCACTTGCTCAAGTTCGCCATCATCAAACAGTACCGTTAGCTTGTCGCTATGCTTACCAGATGCGAACACCAAACCATGACGACCATTAACCATGACACAAATGCTGGTAGGCTTTTGGTTCGCCGTAGGCTTTTTGCTTACTGGTGTCTTAACGGTCTTTTCTACCTTGTCTGCTTTATCTGCTTTATCTGCTTCGCTAAGCTTGACCTCAACCTCATCGCCAAACGCATTGGTGCGTAACTTCACACAATCTTGGCGTGTTAGCTTCTCGCCGCTTTCCAGTGCTTCACGAACGCGATCAGAGTTATCGATGGTTGCTTTGCGTAGTTCGTTGATGGACTCCACATCACCAATAATCCCTTTTTGGAATGCTTCCAAAACAAAGTCAGGGGCTTTAAGTACATTTAGGTATTTCGAAATGTAGCCGTCTGATTTGCCAAGGCGCTTAGCCAAGCCACGGTTATCCAGATTGTGCTTTTTCTTAGCTTGGTCAAACGCCTTACCTAATTCGATTGGCGTTAAATCTTCACGCTGGATGTTTTCAATGAGCTGGCCAAAAATATCGCCCTTTTCACGGACAATACATTCAACGTGAGTCAGCTTGTCGCTCAACATAGCGGCGCGCCAACGGCGTTCACCCTCTTGGATTTTGTATCCCTTGCCATCGAACGGGTAAACAACGACAGGTTGAATTTGGCCGTTTTCTTCTAGGCTTTCGCACAATTCAAGTAGTGACTCATCGTTAAATTCTTCACGTACTTGCTCAACTGAATACAAAGAGTCTTTAGGGATAGCCAGCACTTTCGCTGCATCGCGGATTTCTACCGCTGATTCATCCAAGAGATTATCTAGGTCGCTAAGCTTGATTCGATCTCTTAAGCTTTTGGTCATGCTGTCACCTCTACCATGCGCTTGCAAAGTTCATCACAAACCGCTGTAAAGCCGAATTTCTCAGCCGCTTTAGGGTTGGTTTCAATCAGTGCTTTGCCTTGGTTTAGAGCTTCACTTACGCGCGTTGTTTTAATCAGTTTGTTTTCAAAAACTAGGTTGCCGTACTCTTTACGAAGTTCCGCTTCCTGTTCGCGCTGGTCGTTTGTGATATTGGCTTCGATAAGGTTTAGGACAATGCCTAACACTTCCAAGTCAGGGTTCATTCGACGGATTTGGCGCGAGGTCTTAACCAGCTCATTAACGCCTTTGATCGACATTTTTTGTGCTTGGCTAATGATAAGTAGCTTACTGGCCACAAGTAGCGCTGCATGCTGTAGCGCGTTCGCCGCTGGTGGACAGTCTATAAAGATATAGTCGTAGTCGTCTTTGATAAGGTCGATAGACTCAGCCACGTTTAAGATTTGTGATTGAGTAATGTTGCCCATGCGCTTATCGCCGCCAACAACGTGTACGTTTTCGCTGACTTCGAAAGGTTTAGCCTTTACTGGATTTTCGAAAAGGTTGTAAGCGTTGTGTAGGCAGCTCGCAGATGTGTACTCTGGATTCTCGACCATTTCCGGTGCGATTGAACCGCCTAAGTTGTTTTGTGGGTCAAAGTCCAGGAATAGACATTTATTGCCTTGATTAGCGATGCTAATGCCAAAGTTGTAAGTACAAGTTGTTTTACCAACGCCGCCTTTTTGGTTGGCAATCGCCATGATAATGCTCATTAATTAATTTCCTTTGCTGGTGGAATTTGTTTGCTGTTTTGGTTTGCTCAGTGCTGTCTCAAGATCATCGATATAGCACTGAACCACATAATCGGTCGTACCGCCGCCATTCATGGCTTTGTAGATGGCAGTGTGACAAGGGCTTACTCCCTTAACGCCATCAATAAGCAGCTTGGCTTTTCTGGTACTTCCTGCTTTCTCGACTAATTGAATTAGTCTTTCGCATCGTTCCTTGGATGCCATATCAACGCCTCTTAATTGTTGTCACTGGCAACGGGGTTACACTATACGTTGCCAGAAGCAACAGCACAAGCGAAAAAGTGAACAAACAGAACCGATTGCACAAGTTTTCGCATGCGAGAACATCAGATAAATTGTGAGATTGATTCCATGTGTTTTCGCATGCGAAAACTTTTTGACAATTCTATTACTTAACTAGGGTACAAAGAGCTGCGTCAACAGGCATAAGATGACAAAAGCACTTAGTTGCATAGCTCGTTGTTTTTAATAAAAAAGATTGAAAAACCTGTTGAATATGAAAATTATTTCATATACATTAAATTACAGATAGGCGGCAACAAAACTATTAGGGGTAGGATTGATTGCATCAAAGCTTATCTATTCAACGTGCAATCCCCGCCATTTTTTCAGTGGCGGGGTTTATTTTTTCTATCTCAAAAGTTTTCGCATGCGAAAACTCTCCACTAAATTCCATGCAAAAAAATACCCGCCAAAGATGACGGGTATATGAGAAAAAGTTTTCGCATGCGAAAACTTACTGCATCGATTTACTGTTAACACTCCACGCTTCGAGATTTACGTCCTCGATAGAATATTCAAATTCTTCATCATCGGCGTAGTAGGTATGTAGGTTTGCTTGCCAGTAGCCTTTATCAACTTGCTCTTGCTGGTACGCCCACGCAGCACACAACAAAATCGCAGGGTCTTCGAAATTGAAGTGTTGCTCTGTGATCACTTCTGAATCGCTGCCAAGGTCATAACCATGCTTAGTCATAAGCGATTTAACCGCCCACCAATAAGCACCATAGTGACGGTACATGAGCGGATTGGCTTTAAGTGTTTTGTAAATGCCATCTACTTGAGCTTGGATAAATGCTTCTTTGCTTTGCGCTGTTTCTAATGCCTCATCGAGTAGGGGCTGTAGATCTTCAACGGTAGGCAATTTCACTTGGGTAATCATTTTTGTCTCCAAAAAGTTTTCGCATGCGAAAACTTATCGCATGCGAAAATTTGAGTTAGGCAGCTTCGGCCATTGTGTTGTGAATGGTTAATAGCGATTTCGCTAGCAATTCCAAATCCGCTTTAGCAGAGATAAACCACCAGCCGCCATTAAACTCACTGCTTGCGTTCGAGGCGAAGTCTGCGCCGTACTCGGCCTTGGCTTCCTTGTCACCAGCGAACATCACTTTAAGCGAACCTTTAAGGCCGTTGTTGTCCATCAAACCAATGCGCTCGTATGGCTCTACAACAATCTCTTTTCGGTTGCGACCGCGCTTAGGCTTCCAGCTAATTGGTGAAGTCACCATTTTAACGTCGATGCCAATGCCTGACATTAGTTCGCTAAACTTCTCGATGCTCTCTACGTTAATGGCAGAGATATTATCGATTTTCACTTTCTGCGTTTCGGTCACTTTAACCTCGGCCTTTTCCGACTTATCCGCATTTAGGTACTTCTCGATAAATTCCTCACGCTGTGCGCTGCGGTAAGTGAATAGCGAACCATACGCACCTTTCATGCGATTCAATGACCAGTCATCCGAGAAGATTAGGCCGTCACCGGATAGGAACTCACGTTCGCCAATAGCGTGTAGGTCAGCGCATACCTTAAGCATGGTTTCTTGTGAGTTTTCGCCGTAAATCGCATCGACCTTTTTCAGCAAGTGAGTATCGGTCGTTGGCTTGTATTGCGTCATCCAGTACGCGATCTGTGATAGGCGTTTTGCACGGTCAGGGTCGTTGGCCACCAGCTTAGTGAAGTCAGCGAATAGCTTATCTTCCAACTCTGTGCGGTATTCGCTCGAACGTTCGGTCAGAATATCGGTGTAACGAGTGTACTCACGAGCCGATAGGCGGCGCGCTTCGTGTGCGTTGGTGTAACCTGTCCATTTCAAATTGCTTAGATGGTTATCTAGCTCTTTGAGGAACGTGATAGACGTTTTGTAAGTCGTCTCCGCTTTGAGTAGTGCCTCTTGATAAAGCTCAGGGTATTTTTCCTCGAATGCTTTGATCTCAAGTGTCACCAGTTCAACGACTTCCTGTTCGCTCACTTGGTTGCCGTTTTCCATCGCCTGTTTATCCCAATCGCTACCGATAAAGAAACTTAGAATGTCGTGTTCCAACATCACGCGACCTTTATCTTCCAATTGCTTGGTCACTTGGTCGAGTAGGGCTTTCGCGGTCGCTTTATCGCTCGCATCTGGATAAATCAGCGTTTGGTCTGGTTCAACATCCAATCCCCACGGCGTAGAGAATGAGCCGTCAGCATTGCGCACCAAACAACGGCGGCTATTACCGTAGGCTTTCATTTTCTTCTCTGCGACCAGTTCAAAGAACGTCTCACGGTCAAACGTATGAGCGACTTCACTTAGTGGTACACCTTGGAGCGCTTTTGCTTCTAGTGCTGCTCTATCCTGATTCACTGGCGCAATTTCAATGATGCGCTCAACAGGTAGATCGACATAGTTGCGTGACGCTGGTTCGCCGTCCATTTCAGTAATAAAGCCGTCCACCGTGCCAGATTTACGGTCGAAGTTGGTGATCATGATTGTTGCTTTTGAGTCGTACTCGGCGCTCCAAGAACGGCTCTTAACTTCGGCTTTGTAGGTGTAGCCATTACGAACAATCACACCGTTGCGAACAATGTATAACTCTGGATGAGTTAGGAAGTCAGGGTAGTCTTTTAGCACACCGTCATTGATGGCCAGCTCCATTGCTGGTTTCAGTTTCTTAATGGTGTCGCTCGCCTTATCGCGGTTTTTGATCGCTGCCTCAAAGGTTTTGATTTGGCTTTCTAGGGCAAACAGTCTGCCCTTGGTGCGTTGGTAGTTTTTGTGCTGCCAACTGCCGCGCTTCTCGCCCTCTGCACGTAGGCGATCTTCTTCCACCTCTTTGCGTAGCGGCTCTAACTTCTCGCGTAGTTCGGCCAGCTCGCCCTCAACCGCACTCACATCCAAAGCAAGCATTTGGGTGGCTTTGATGTACTTGCTAACGTTGATACTTGCTAGTCGGCGTTCCTCTAATTTTCGCTTGCGCTCAGCTTGACGCTTAGCCGCTTCGATACGGGCTTTCGCTTCTTCTGGATTCGCTGCCAGCATGATTGCAGTTTCGTCAGCTGCGTCTGCATCGGCGTTCGCAATGTACTTGTCATCACCTTTGAACATTGTCTCAATCCAAGTGGCTTTGCGTTGGATTGTGGCCAAGCGGAAATCATCGAATGAGCCTTTCGACGTGTAGTAGTGAACGTTCACGCTGTTTTGTTTAGAGCCAACACGCGCGCCACGGCCATTACGCTGTGTGATACTCATTGGAGTCCAAGGTAGCGTTAAGTGGTGAATATCGGTTGTGCCATGATGCAAGTTGATGCCAACTTCCCCTTTTTTATTGAGGATCATGAATTTGTATTTCGAGGTGTTGTAAGCATTGGCCATTGCTTCCAAACCCGCTTCCTCATCGTCCTCAGTCGCTTTAGAGCCTTTCTTACCCGCAACGGTATCGCTGTTCAAAATGCCGATTTCAGACAGCTTACAACCAACAAAATCCGCAATGATTCGCGCGACTTTCTTGTGTTGTGTTTTTTCTTCGGTAAAGACAAGCTGCTTACCGCCAGCCAGATAAATCTCGCGGGCGCTCTCAAGGAACTTGGCGTACTTAGGAGAGACAGGGTGCGTAAATTTCAACTTGGCCTTGTCACAAATTTTTGTGAATCTGTCATCAAGTTGCTGGTGGAGCTGAACCACGCAGTGATCGCCCTCAACCTTAACGCTCTTATCAACCTTAACTTGGATTTTGCTTAGCTTAACCGTGCCGTCTGGTGCCACGTCCTCAAAGGCGACCGTGACGGTATTTGGTAGCTTGGCTACTGCCGCCTCAACCTCTTTCTTGCTGTCCTTGGCGAATCGGTAGGTAACACGCTCATAGTACAAATCAAGGTCTGTACTTACCTTGTCCATCTTGCGGATCAGGCCGAAAACCGTGTCGTTAGGGTATTGCTCGACAATCTCTTGGTTTTCGTCTTTGTCTGGATTGCTGATTGCGTCAGCGCGCTGGCGTAGTTCCTCATATAGCGCTTCCTGTTCGCTATTCATTTGGACAACGCTTTGCTGGCTAATCAGGTCAGGAATGTGAACGTTGGCACCAACGGATTTAGCATCCTCGATCGTCATGTAGCGGTTAACGATGTTTCGAAGTGCGTCTAGGTTTTGGAATCCGAGTAGGGCTTCACGCTGTTCAACTTCGCCCGAAATCTTAGTAACCAGCGCTTCGCCAGTCTTACCAAACATGCGGATAAAGTCGTCGCTGTCAAAGATCCCCATCTTGGCAAACGTATCTGCCGGAATGATGTGGGACAGCATATTGAACATATCAACAGGGCTGTTTACGGTTGGCGTAGCTGTTAGGAAGTAAACGCCTCGACCGTCATTGCGCGCCTTAATGACGTTGTTCTTAAGCTGCATATCGATAGCGCGATCGGCTTGCGCTTGGCTAGGCAAGAATGCCAGGTTGTTTCGGTATGAGCCGCCCTTGTACGAGTTACGGAAATCATGCGCCTCATCGACCATAACGGAGTCGAATAGCAAGTCCTCAAAGTACGGTAGTTCTTCGTTTTTGGCCGTACCATCGTCAGCATATTTCGCTTCAAAGCGCGCGTTCTTCGCTTGCTCTGTGTGGCTTTCCGCTTCCTTAACTAGCTTGCTTGAACCAGCAATCAAACCAGCATCGCGCATTTCAAGCACGTTGGCCGAAATCGTGTCCGGCTTCAATGGAATGCGGTTGTACACGTCTTTTGTCATTACCACGATGCGAGCGGTTGACTGTGTAAGCTGGTGTAGCTGTTCTGCTACGCGCTTGCCGTTTGTGTCTACGGTCAGTTTGGCGCGCAAGATAGGATCGCCTTTCTTGTCTAACTTCGGTTCGCCCGTTTCATCTAATACCGGTTCCCGAATGATTTTTCCGTCATCGTCTTTGTGAACTTCAAGGCCGATAAATACCTTGTCAGATAGATTGCTTTCACCAAAGAACAGGTCGGACTCATAGAACCAGTTTTCTAGCACTGATTTAGGAACAACGATGGCCACACGGTTTGCGCGTTTGGTTTCTAGGTTGTACTGCACTAGGCCAAGGCCAGTGAGCGTTTTCCCCAAGCCAGTACCAAAGGCAATAATGCCGTTACCGTCTGCACTGTGACGGCGAATGGTTGAGTTTTGGTAAGGTAGGAACTCAATCGCACCAGATACGCCATCTAGCGATAATGGAGTGTCATCGAACTCCGGTTTAATCCAACCGTTAAACGTATTGTTGTAAACCTGTTCCAAGTATTCTGAATGGTCAGATGATGCAATCCATGTAGAAAACTCATCATCGAGGCGGCGCATTTGTTCACGGATAAGTGATTTATCTTCGTTCTTACTACCGCCACGAACAGCACCATAGTTGATGTACGATTCAATTTGACGCTCAAATCGCTCATCGCTGTTCGCTGCTTTACCTTTCACGCCATTACGAGTTAGGCCATCAATCCATTCGCCATCACGCCAACGGTAGCCAGTGAGGTATTGGCCGGATTCGCTTTGTACGAAATCCTCAAAGCCGTCCTTATCCTCGGTAAAGTCGCCCAAGATAAATTCCGTGTAGCCACGGTCATGCAGGAACTCAAGCATGATGTTTTTAGGAATCCACTTATCGGTAAGCTTCATCTTCACATCGGCAATCGAGATCTTGTTTCGCTTAGATTCGATGGCTTGGATTTGGCGCATGATGTTAGCTTTCACGGTATCGCTGGTGGCCGATACTAATTGTGCGGTCAGCTGATCCATGCGCTTGCCGACTAGGCCAGTCGTCGCCTTATGGAATGCCGTCACCGTGCCGTCAGGGTTTACGGCTACCTCATCCATGTTCGCTAGGTAATCAAGCAACTGCTCATCGCTCATCGCATCGATACCGCTTGCGGTGTAATACGTGCGAACGTCATGCAGTGTCAGTGTGGTTATGCCTAGTTCACGGTCGCATAGATGGAACACGTCACCAATGCGAGACGAACTGTATTGAACAGTCAGCTCACGCTTAAGGTCGCCTTTGAGTAGGTCAGACAGTTTGCCCTTAGAATCGATCGATGAGTGGTAGTAATTCCATGCAGAAACGTACTTCTCGCTTAAGTTGCTTAGCGCTTTCTTCGATACCTTAGAGCCGCCCATTAGTGCGTTCAGCTCTAACACTTCGCCGCTTAACTTCACGCGATATTGTTCGGTCTGGAAGTCCTCCGCGCCCATTGCCATGTTGGCCAAGTCGCTATTGGCTGTGGTTCGGCCACCAGCAACCAGCGTTGCAAGTGTTTGAACTTTCATGCCAAGTAGAATGCCTTTATAAGCGTGTTCTTGGCTCGCTTTTGGCAGCTTGGCTATCTCGCGCATTAGGGCTTTAAAGTCGTCATGACACAAGTAACCGTAATCTTCGAAAAGCTTGAGCGCTTGGCTGGCCGATAGCTTAAGCATCGATTCAGTAGAGTAGGTGATAGAACCGATCTCATCGGTGTTATCTACGCCATAGGTCGGCTTGCTGATAGCGCCTGTTTGCGCGTTGCTTTCAGATAACTCCCATTCGCCATCAATCATTTCGTACTGCTGGCCATTGCGGAAAATCATGTCGCCCTCGGAGTATTTCGCGCTCACTGGCTCGCTGACCGCTTCATCGAGCAACATCCAGTCAATGCGACTGTCAAAGCGGCGCATTAGCGACTCTTTAATATCCTCGTTAGAACGGTTGCCACGCTTCACGACTTTGCGCGCAAACTTACCTACGCCCTCAACAGTCTGTTCGCCGTTGATGAATTTCTTACCCTCGCGCTCGAACCACTTACCTTTAAGCCAAGTATCCCAAAGCACGTTAGATTCAATCAGCGTGTCACGGTCGGCACTATCAATCAGTGCTTTCGCTTGGTCGCTGTGTTTGCGCCAGATAACAAGGTCAGTCACTACGCCCGTATCAGAGAACGTGCCCGTTGGTAGTCGGTGCGCGCCCAAAAACTCCGCTTTAAGTGCGAGTTGTGTACGCCACTTCTCAAGGTTTTTCGCATCACAAATACGAGTTGGCAGCACTAGGGCAATCAAGCCACCAGCTTTCGCTTTATCGATAGAACGAGAAACGAAATACTGATCAGCGTACTTAATGTCTTTGTACGCTTTGTCTTTCATCGCGCTAGCGTCTCGAACACCATAAGGCGGGTTGCCGATCACTAGGTCAAAGTCACCAATGCCAGGATTAGTTGCTACCGCTTCGAATGCTGATTGGATTACATGGTCTTCGGGGTGAAGAATTTGGTTGATGGCCGCTGAGGTCTGATCCATTTCTACGGATGTAGTCAGGGTGCCTTTAGGTTTGGTTTCGCTAAATACGCCCACGCCCGAACTTGGTTCAAGTACGCTGCCGCCAGTAAAGCCATAGGAACGAACTGCATCCCAAGTCGCGCTCGCCAGCCATTTAGGCGTGTAGTATTCGTTGGTGGAGCCACCGATACCGCCAAAACCTGTGTAGTCGCGCAGAGCTGCTTTATCTTCGGGTGAAACGTTGGAGTAGTCGCCGTTGTACTTGGCGAGAATATCTTTGGCTAGTTGGTTAGCCTTAAGGCGCTGGTGGCCTTTTGGAGTGTCGCTAATATCGACAGCGAGCAAGGCTTCAAACTGGCGTACCAGTTCATCGATTGTTGTCGCCTGTTCAATACTGCGGGTTAAATCAGTGTTCATTGAACGTGCCTTTTATTCTTTGGATAAAAGCCAAAAAAAAAGTCGAGCTTTCGCCCGACTTTTTCCTTTCCTATTCCCCATCCCAAAAAAACGCCACTATCAATATCAATTTAAGTTAATGAATAATCTAAAATATCTAAGGAAGTAGATTTTTAGGGACGGGAGAATTATTCCGAACACAGAGGTTGTCATCAAGAATAAAAATTAGTGTTTTTGGTGAGTAACCAAGATTCAAAGGTAAGCAATTGAACTTTGACTAAAAAAATTTAACGCATAGAAAATCAATCATTTATTAGCGTATTGGTCACATTGACGCGATGCGCTATCATCCAAGATCATCCCCATCCCTGTAGAAAGCGCCTCAACTAACCGAGGTCGCACATGTCGCAAAACAAGGCATCAATTGGGCTAGCGACAGCTTTAAAACAAGCGTTCCCTTTCTTTAACGAGAATGACGATAAAGAGAGCGGGATCAGTTTTGAATCTGGCGCTGGATACACGGGATCGCCATTCCACGATCGCGAAAACCAATTAGATGAAAGCAACGGCGCTCTGACCAATGACGGTCGAAAAAGCTCAGACCGCTTTTTTCTGCACAAGCTGCCGAAAGATCGCTTCATGCTATATCCGATACTCAAGGAAATGGCCGAGGACAGCACGATTGATGCCGCGCTCAATCTGCACCTTGGTCACGCTCTTTCGGTATCAAACGACAATGGCATGGCTGTGTATCTTCATCCAACCGATGAGAAGTACGCCGAGTACGTAGGCCGTCTTAACCGAGAGCTGCTAACTCCAATCAACGAAAACCTAATGAACTGGACGTATTCAACGCTGGTTTATGGGGTTAACTATGTTCGCCCATACACGAAAGAGGGCGTGGGTATTACTCACTTTGAGGCCAACTACTACACGTTGCCAAACCAAATTCGTGAGTACGAACGTTCGGGCGAGCTAGCTGGATTTACTGCGGAATATCTACAAACCAGAGCGAACGGCGAACAGGTACGTCTTGCCGAGCCTTGGGCGCTTATCCCACTAAAGATGCCAATCTGGCGACCAGATATGGATATGCCGCCAGTTAACTACACTGGCCAGCGCTACTCACTTTATGACGATGCGTATTCACGTATGCCAATCGAGACGCAGAACTACGGCACATCCATTCTGCTTACCTGTTTTGAGGCTTGGTCGATGCTTCGCCAGTCCATTGCAGCGCTAGGCGCAAGTCGTGTGAATGCTTCACTTATCGATCGCATGGTAGCGGTAAACACTGACGGCTTAGATGCTGCGGGAGCTGCGGAATACATCAACATGGTCGCTGACCAGATGAAGCAAGATCGTCAAGAGGTGGTAGACCGTTCCCGCAAGCTAGGTTTCATCCCAACCGTCATCAACACGCTATTGCCCTTTATGGGTGGCGCTAAAGGTGGCTTGCAGATTGATACCTTTACCACTGACCCAAATATCTCCCACATCGAAGACATTATGTTTCACCTTAAACGCTTAGCCGGAACGCTTGGCGTAGACCCATCAATGCTTGGGTTTGGTGATCTTCTTTCTGGTGGGCTAGGCGAGGGCGGCTTCTTCCGCACTTCGATTCAATCTGCACTACGCGCCAACCAAATCCGCGCAGCCGTGGTGACGTTCGTTAAGCGCGCTATCGACATTCACACCATCTACCGAGACGGCAAGGTGTGGAATGACAACGATATGCCATTCGAGATCCGATTTAACTCTCTCAACACTGCTATCGAGCAAGAGAAGTCGGCAGCAATGGAGTCGCAAGCGAACTACGCAACCATGCTGACTACCGTGCTTGACCTTATCGAGCAATCCCCAATCAGCAAGTCTTCGAAACTCAAAAACCATCTTTACACGTCCGTTGTTGGCCTCGACTCCGAGCTGGCCAATGAAGTCATTTCTGAGCTCGCAGCTCAAGTGGCCAAGAACGACAAGATGATGGAATCCATTGGCATGACTGACCAAAGCGAAGCGGAACGATTCGTTAGAGACGTAGTTCTCGACCTACTAACCGAAATCCAAAGCCATTAATGGAGAAAAGAAAGTGACAGCAAAAGCACTTAAACAAGTATCCGACCGTTTCAGCCTATTCAATGACGGTCGAAAACTTAGCGCCAACAAGCGCAACTACATCATCAAAGCCGTGCAAGCGATGATCAACAGCCCACGAACTCAAGAGCTACTACGACTAGGTGAGGCGTATGGTTACTATGGCCATCAATCCCGCCAACGCGCTAATAAGCTCTCAATTGGTGAAACTGAGGTGATCATGATTAATGGTCGTCCGGTTGTGGTAGAAAACGTGCCATCTAACCGCACAATCTCTATCACCTGTTCAGATGACGGTATTGTTGAACACACTCAAGAGTTTTTAGATACCGATACAGGCCGTATCGCTTTAGGTTTGTACAATAGCCGTGCTGGTGGTTGGAGCTGGGCGACTGGTGGCCAAGATACACGCGAGGCATCGATTACTACTTCATATCACGGTATGGACTACGTATTGCAGCCGAACTATATCAGCCTAGACCATCCGGCCATGATGATGGAAAGCGCGAACAGCGAGCAAATGATCCTCGAATCGCTACAGGAACAAGGTTTTGATGAGGAATCCGCGCGTAATATCTACGCGAACATGACTCAACAGAGCAATGTTGAGCTTGTCGGTGATCTTACTAACCAGCTTATGTACCTAGAAAGCGTGAACGCAGAGTTGCGTGAAAAGGTAGAGCAAAACGCTAAGGCAACCTCGATGCTGCTTGATGTTGTGGACTCTTTACCTATCTATGTGACCGATGCGCAGCGCAAAGCGATCGCCAACATGGCCAGCAAGGAAGATCATCAAGTGGTGCGAGCTATGTTTGAGTCGCTAGGTTCCCGAAAAATGGCAACTTTACCGACAAATAGCTACGTTCCAGTAGAGCAAAAAGTGAGTGTTGCGCCTCAAATTAAACAGCAATTCGTCAACTTCGGATCTTCATTACGAAAATTCCAATAAGTTGATCAATTAAAAAGCGCCACCAGCGCTTAGAAATTAAGTACAAAAAATACTCAAATAAATCGAAAATGCTGGTGGCCAATTCGGAATTTTATAAATCACTAGGCGCGACAGGACGCAAATAGAGTTTATCTTTCTTGAAGTGCGTTGGTCGCCAGTCCCAACCAGCGATAGATACGCTATCTCGCGCGCCAGCAATATACGACACTGAGCGCAACACATTGACACCCTTATCAAAGTTAATCGCCTTATCGGCCTTTAGAACGAGTCTACCGTCTTTTTGGCTATGCAAACCAAAGGTGCAACCTGAGATTGTTACTAACAAATCCAACGGTAGCGCTGGTGCGTTCTTTTTCGGGAATTGTCGGCGCTTAAATTGTTGTTTTAATTGGTTAACTTGAGTTTCTAATTGCTGTTCAGCACTTGGTGGGGGAGTAAATTTCATCACAGAGTTATCCACAAAATTTGGTGTGTTCGGAATATTAACACGTCCAAAAGGAGTTTAAATAGATAAAATTTTTGGTAAACTCTAGCGCTAGATGGTAACGCCCCTTGTTCGGAATCACTTTGATATAGGGACTTGTTTGATCAACCATTTACGATCAATAATAGGGGAGTTTTTCTGTAATTAGATCATGGCGATGCCGTGATAGAGAGAAAGTGATTCGATTTCGGGCAACAGAAAATAAAAAAGCCCGCTTTGGCGAGCGGGCTTTCTTACTGAAATCGAGCTTTAAGCGGCAAACTTAAAGCGTCACGACAAACGAACTTAAGGAAAGTCATTATGCCGTAATGAATTAGACCGAAGCCTAATCAGGTGAGACAACGAGGTTGGCAGCCAAGAAGTCTCATTTAGATTGAATGTTTTTGAGCGATTTAGAACATCAATCTCAGCGAGCGTTACTTACACAACACTGAATCAGGTGTAAGTATAACGTTCAAAGAGATCGGTGGCAAATTTTTGCGTCTTTTTTTGAGCGAATTTTATGCAAATTACACCTCTTTTGCTGAATCCTCGTTACTGGAAGTCAGGATTCAGAACACAAGCTTCCAATATCAAAGCCAATAAACCATTGGCACAACGTAAGCTTGCTTGCCTACTAGAAACTATCTCAAGCTTTATCCTTAAGCATGGTCACACTTGCTTTGCATCAAGCGATACCTTAATGCGTACCTACAATGAGAACTGTCACCGTTACGGTTGTCAGCCAATCACAAAGCGTACTGTTGATACTTACATTTCAGATGCAGTTGATTTGCACTTAATCGACCGCAAATCGTTCCAGAACCGTGAAACAGGTCAGAATCAACGTCACATCACTCTATGCGTTGATGGCATCAAAAACATGTTCGCTGGTGTCTACAAATACGCTCTACAAGCGGCAGAGAAGTTTTGTAATAGACAAAAATTGCATTTAGGGGGGTCTTCTGTGGAAAAACCTCTTGAGGCCAGTGCTGACAAGGCTTGCGAGCAATCAGACAAAAACGAAAATTGCACTATAAATACAAAGGATCTCTCTACAGAGAGTAAAAATAAAATTAATAACGGTATCCCGTCTGATTCTTGGTTTTTGAAGATCTTCAAACGTGACGCTGACGAAGTAAAACAACTTCAACTAGCTGCTAAGCAAGGCCGCCTATCAGCTAGTGGAGCTCGTCGTGTTATCAAGCTGTACAACAAGCACCAACAGCCTTTAGCGCCTAAGTTCGTGTCATACCTTAAGTTTGTGATTGCTAGCTGGCACAACAAGGCTGCAAGCGCCGTGAAAGCTAGCGTGAGTAAGGTTCGTGATACAGCCACCATGTTAGCAGAGTACATGAACACCATTTCCGAGAAAGAGTCTCAAGGCTTAGTTGAATACTATCGTGACGCAGTCGGGCGAGTACAAGTCAGGTATCTGTAATCACTGCTTGATGTGAGTATTTCTATACATGCGTGACCTAAAATGTGTCATAATTACCTAAATCTTGTTATTTATGGATGTGCATTTGCATGAGTGATGAAGAATATTTCTACCCTGCGGTAAGCGATAACCTCCCGAAACATATCAAAAAAGGCCATCAACTGGTCTTTAGTCGTCAAGATCTATCCGCTAGGGAAGCAGATATGTTTGCGTTGATGATTGCACATATGAAACCAAGTGATTGGGAACAGAAAACACCACACTATGAGTTTACTTCACATCAATTATCAGAGTGGTTAGGTGTTGAGTCTAAACATATCGGTAGCAACTTAAGTCCAGTAGCGAACCGCCTAGCTAGTCGAAAAATCGGGATAAAGGTGGAAACCCCGAAAGGTGATATTGAATTCGACTATAGACCTCTTTTTAAACATATCGCTTATAAACACGGCATACTTACGATGGTTCCTAACGATATGCTCAAACCTGAGTATATTGAATATAATCAAGGATTTGCTCTGATTAATACTCGCAATTTCTTTGAGGTGAAAAAGGAGTATTCCAAGCGCTTGTACGAACTGCTTAGTCGCTTCAAAGACAAGGGCTTTGAAATGCATGCGCAAAAGCTTAGTGAACTGAAAGGAATATTTGGGCTTTTGGACGAATCAGGGAAGCTGAAAAAAGATAAAAGTTCCTTCAAAAACAACAGCGTATTTATGAAACGTTGTATCAGGGAAAGCATTAAAGAACTTTCTGAACACCCTCAGATTAGCAAAGAGCTTCTATTTTTAGAAAGCAGCCAAGGTGATAAGGGTTTTGAGGTTGTAAAGAAAGGTAGAACCATTACTGGAATCAAGTTTCTCTTCCGGTGGGTTAAACTAGGTTCAATTGATGAACTAAATCAACACGATGCTCTTAAGACAATTCGACAACTTGAATTGAAAAGGCTTCAAAACCAAGTCAGACTCACCGAGTCTGAACTAGAATCACTTGCCATCGCGTACCGCTATGTGGGTAAAGAAGACCACGCTCTTAAAGTTGAAGCTAGCTTGTCAAAGCGACACTTAGAAAAAGAGCAACAAAAGCATGATGATGGAATGCATGAATTAGAGTCGTTAATGGAAAAGATAGATACCCTTTCAGAACTAACCGATACACACGATTACTGATAGCTAACAAGTTTTAGGTCATGGGCTCGATAGATGACATTTTCTAGGTTGAAATGAGCTATGTGACACATTTTAGGTATATGGGAGGGAATTCGACGTGATCATTGACTCGAAAGTAGAAAAAACCGGACAAGACTCCTATACAACCATCTCACACACCTAAAATATGTCATTTAAGAACAGAAACACCTAAAATCTGTTATCCAATCACCTGATATATGATCACTTTCACCTAGATTATGTAGCACTAAAGCCTGTAAGAAGATCACAAACACCTAATAAATGATCAATTAAACCTAGATCTTGTTACTTAAAGACCTAAAAAAAGATCTTTAAACGAGTTAAAATCAATTAAAATCAATACGTTACGGTTGCTATAGATCTTATAGTTCTATAGTTCTCATAGATTGATATAGTTAAATATAGATCTTTATAGCGTATGTGGATAACTGGAAAATCAAAGATTTACACAGTTTCCCACATACACAACAAGTTTTTGTTGTTTGGATGAGTTAATGATCCTAGCTATAGACAACGGCATGCTACAACGAATAGCGACCGCATTTGTGTGAGTCCTTTACAAAAACACGAATTGACAGGAAATATTAATTATTGGATAGTTGTAAGTGTGCTCTAGAAGCAACAATGTACTTCTAGAGCAGCGTTGGTTAACCGAATAGTGCTTGCACTATAACGGCGACGAGATTGATTATTGCTATAATCAGTTCAATTAAATTTACCATTTGTTCCTCTAATAAGACTCATGGTGAAAGACAACGCACAAGGGTTTTTGATGGTGGCCGCCATCGTTTACCCGCATACACGAAGTGAAGCTTTCTAGCTGCTTCGAGCTTGGTTGGTGATTACATAATTACCTCCTAATTAATTAAAGGTTGGGTTCTTCGAATCCAGCCTTTTTTTATATTCTTCACACAATCAAGGTTATTAGGGAACGTTTTGTTCCAAGTCTTGCTGTGCCTAGTATTCCAGACTTTTTGCTAATTTTGCAAACGCCCAAACGAGTTGCCTTTCTGTTTCAGGTTTAGGCGCATGAAAGCTCCCAAGTCCTTATGTCCCATTGTTATCAGATAATTCCCCTCTCATAAAGAAACGCTTTGAAAAATATTCATTTCTCTACATGAATCGGGATATGAGCAAGATTTTTATCCAATAATTCATGTTCATTTTCCCTTTCTGCTTGATGCCAACCTCAAAAGAAAGTTGCCGCTTCCAGCAGATGGGTTAGCGCATTCAATATATTGCTGTTAACTCATCTTATCCTGTTAAAAACAAAAATGCTTCCCCGTACAACTTAAGTGGTTAAGCTTCCTATCATTTTGGCTAGTTTTTGCCCACTAATTTCCAATTAGCCTAAGTGTTGGCAGTATTAAACACAACTATTTGACGGTGATAAGACGCTAAACGATCCGGTATCACATAAGGCGTTTGTTTTTCACTATACACTTGCCAAATTTGCACCCCAAGCGAACTGAAAACCTAATAATCAAAAATCGACATTAACTTAAATCGGCCATGTATAACATCCAGTTTGATCTTTGATCTGTATAAATTTGCTATGTATTAAATATATAGATTATTTGGTTAATTTTAAGTGACTTACCTTCCACCGATATTTTGAGTGGATTAAATGCGACAGTTAGTGTTTGCATTTGTGTGTTTTTGTATTGTCATTTTGTTGCTGCTGGTGTTTTGGTAGGATTCCGAATGGTAAGCGCTTGCTCTATGAGTGGGCGCTTTTTTTATGCCTTAAATTCTTGAACGTTCGGATTAAGTATTGAAACGAAAAAAAAGCTTCGAGTTTCCCCGAAGCTTTCCATTACTCTTATCCCGATAGCTAAACGTATCCGTCTATGCGAGGTGGATTTTATCATCATCCACTTTGAAAAGAGAAGTGTTTATCTTGCTAAGTAGCTTGTCTACAGGGATTTTCCACTTTTTACACAAGTCATATAGGTTGTTCTGACCGCTCTTAATTGCATTGGCCAAAGCGAAGTCTAAGACGCTGTTCGAGGTGTTGGTCATGTACTCTTTAACGTCTGCTTGGATTTGGTCGTGAACTTTTTTGCTGTTGTTCTCTGACATTTGCTGATTCCTCATATGAGTCTGTTTGCCTGTTTGCTGAGACAAAAATACATCGTTTTGGTTTTTGTATCAATACTTTTTGCATTGTTTTTTAAGTGGGTTTATACTCCGCATAAAATTTATGTGTTCGGAATGAAAGATGAGTGAGGAAATTTCTGAAATTAAGCGATCTCAACTGGAACAACGGCAAAGAGAGCGAGACGAAAGCTCACCATCAATCCTGGATACATTCGAGGGCATAGAGCTTACGGACGAACGCGAAGCTCTGGCGAAGCGGTTACAAGATGCCGATGTGACATTGGACGACAAACCGGATCGCTGCCCGACTTGCAATGGCACAGGTTACACCAAGTCGTTATTTAGCAAGTGGGAGTGCTGTAGCTGTTTTGGGACTGGTTACGACCTTTCCGATCCGGTTGCCGTTATCAAGTGGCAAAAGCTCTGCCTCGATTGGTCAAAGAATCGGTTACATGAATATCGCGTTGCATTGATTAAGGCGACTACAACCGAGGAAGAACGACTAGCAAGTGAAGTGGAGAGCTTCTATGAAAATGCGAGACGCAAAGACTAAACAGGCCGCTCGAATCCAATCGCTTGAGTATCGACAGCAACGTGCAGCGCGAATCAAGCGAGCGAGACGGCATGCAGATTTAACCATACTCGAAATGAGCAGGTTAATCGGGTTATCACCAGACACTTATCGAAAAATCGAGAATGGCGAGGTGAACCCAAGGGTGCAAAACCTAGAACTGATAGCGGTCTACACAAGTACAGACGTGGGTTATTTGTTCTTTGGTGATGCGATTTCTAACAGAGACGAAGCGGTAAAGAGAGATACCGGAGAATAACGAATGGCTTCAAGAGGCATTAACAAGGTCATTCTGGTTGGTAACTTGGGGTCAGATCCCGAAATCCGATACCTACCAAATGGCGGCGCAGTAGCGAATATCACGGTCGCTACATCCGAAACTTGGCGCGATAAAGCGTCAGGCGAGAACCGAGAAAAAACCGAGTGGCATCGAGTGGTGTTGTTCGGCAAGTTGGCCGAAGTGGCGGGGGAGTTCCTACGCAAAGGGTCACAAGTTTACATCGAGGGTCAATTGCAGACTCGCAAATGGAAAGACCAGCAAGGCCAAGACCGTTACAGCACAGAGGTAGTAGTTCAAGGCTTTAATGGCGTGATGCAAATGCTTGGCAATAACCGCGCTGGTGGCCAGCAACAACAAGGCGGTTGGGGTCAACCTCAACAACCACAGAATTCACCACAGCAACAGGGTGGTTGGGATCAATCTCAACAGCAATACGGCGAGCCACCAATGGACTTTGACGATGAAATACCGTTCCAGAACGAGTTCCGTCATTACAAGATGCTGAGTTACGTGGCGGCTTAAACGATGAGTAAACAAAATTTAGCGTTAGCAACTCAAGACGACTTACTGATTGTATTGCGTCGAATGACCATTAAAGCGCTTATGGAAATGCGCGAGGCGACAGGCGAAACGGATTTTACTGACACACCAAGTGCTTTTTATTTCAGTAACCGTGCGATCGCGGCAGAAGTAAACGGGTGTTCGCGTCATGTGGCCGAACTAATCCAAGACAGCGACCTCGACTACGTTCACAAAGGTAGCGAAATACTGGTTTGGCTGGATGACTTAGAAGAACGCCTAGAGCGCTTTGCTAACCAAGAATAAAACACTTTAACCCTATTCCCTTATCCCAATTTTTGAGTAGTAGAGAAATTTTCCGATGAGCGATGTTTTTACTGTAGAGCTTCCTTGGGGACTTCCTGAAAATTCGCCAATTGAAATCAAAGAATTTGAGATCCCGCTTGTTGGTTTGATGCAGCACATCATTGATGACTTGCAATTCAAACTATCCCAACGCACGGCCAAGGCCGACGAGGCGCTAAAGCAAAAATATCAGGCAATGCTTGATGAACGTACCGAAATCCTTGCAGCGCGTGACCGCGCAATGGCTGGCACTGAGGTTATGCGTAAAAAGCGTAACGAGGCCGAGCAGATTGCAACCGAGCTACGCGAAGAAAACGAGCGTCTAGGTAAGGACAACCAACGCCTAGAAGCTGAGATCAAACGCCTTACCACTGAGTTGCGTCACGCTCAACAAGAACTGGACGGCATTCCTAAGCTGGTGGAGAACAAGGTAGCCGCTGCATTGGCTAACCAAGTGGCATCATCTGGTGAACTGGAATCGCTTAATCAGCAACTTGAGAGTGTTCAAGAGCAACTACGCATTGCCGAGGACAAACGCAAAGCAACCGCCGCTAAGAACGCGACACTGGATGAGGCATACAAGGCCACTGAATCAGAGCTCACCAAGAGCAAAGAACACATCGAAATGCTAAGTGAGCTGGTGGCGACTCAAACTGAGCAAATCAACAGCATGAGCGAGGGGTTGAAGAACGCTGACGAGAACTATCACTACGTGATGCACAACATTGATGAGGTGTTGGCCTACGCAGCGATCATTGCTCACGAAAACGAAGAACTACGCAACGACAACCTATATCTAGGTGAAGCGGTTCAATACCACGATCTTAAATCCGTTTGGAAAGGCGGTAATTGGCAAGCCTACATGCTTTGCAAGGCGACAGCGATTCAGCCTCAAGAGGGTCTAGGTAAACCCGATCAGCGTTTTGGTCTGATTTACCTAATGAACACGCATACCGGAGCTGGCCACACGGCTTACATTGGTGAAGATGGCTCCCTATGTATGTCTAAGCTGCTACACGAATCGTGCCTACTTCCACAAGAGTATTGGGAAGAATTTACCGAGGCCGCTAAGCAAGTACCAGTAGACCAAATTGAGCGAGCTTTAGATCGTGCGGTTAAGCGCACAAAGAAAGTCGTGAGTGTGGCCAAAGTCCTCGATTTGGATTGGTGTACTCAAGTGAACTTAGTAGAGATTGCGCAGCGCTTAAGTGACTACGTACCTCAACATGAGCTAAACCGAGCGCTAACACACATTGAACGTGCGAAAGAGCTCGCGCCACGCAGCGTAAGCCTAATTAAGCGCATCAACAAACGATTCAACACAGAGTACGCGCTGCATTCCGCTGGTGGCCGTATTCCAGACACACCAAAGAAACCAAGCAAGCCTAAACGTAATCAGAAACGAGGTAAGCGTAAGTGAGCGAAACATACAAGCCATTTTCAGCAGTGCTAGTGACGTACCAATGCGATGACGAGCAGTGTAAAGGCAATGTCGTTCGATTAGGCAAAGTGCGCGTCGGTAATGAGCTTGCGCATCGATGCGAGAAATGCAGCAAAGGGTACATGCTGGAAAAGGAATACCCACACTTGGCACATCAAAGCCACAAATACTGAGAAGAATTTAAACCCGCAAGGGATACGCTCCCTTGCTTTTCCTACCCCTAATAAATTTGTTTAAGCCAGAAACCGAGAGGCATGGGCATGAATACTCCAAACAGAATTGAAACCGAATGCAAGCTGAACAACATGATGGTTGGTTTTAATCCAGAAACGGGCGGCGTTATCTTGATGGCTCCGTACTACTTCGACCATTACCGCGCAGTTCGTGACACGGTTCTTCAAGCTATACCAATGCACGTTGATAAATCCTACGAGTACGACGAGAACGACGAAGATGCAGTACCGCCTCAAGTAGTTATTGGAGTCGCTACCAAGATTGCTGAATCTCTACTGATGGATGACAAGCTGTTTCAAATGTCTATGGGAGCGGCTGACAATCTGGAATATATCTACGAGGGTGAGGATGATTTCACGCCGGAAAAACACTTGCCATTAGCATTAGCCAGCCTTTCTCAACAGGCTTGTGACTTCCTAGTTGAGAACCTTAAAAACAGTGTCAGCGCTGTAGATGAGCGCCTTGGTGGTACGTCAGAAAATACTAAGCAGCTTATTGAAATTGTGATGGACGTGCTAACCGCACTGAGAGTTGAAACCGATGCAGGTGAATCATTTGAGGTAGCGAACGTTAAGCGAGTTGAAATTAATGGGGAGACAATTCACTAATGCTTAAGAAAGTCACATTAGCGGCGGCCTTGCTGGCCGCTTTTCAAGCGCATTCAGCGCCAGTAGTAACCCCTGTTCGAGTTGCCCCTATGCCAGTTCGTGTTGCTCCTACGCCCGTTCGTCCGGTAACACCAGTTCGCAGCGCTACGCCAACTAAAACATCCACCAGCACCACAAGCACGGCGGCGAACGCTGCTTTAATGATGACCGTACCAATGATTGTTGCTAACAGTTCTGCGGCACAAACCGATTCTAGCGGCTCGCTGGTGGTCAATCCGATGTTCTTCACGGCTTACTCAACAGAGCAGTATGAGAACGCCCTAGTGTTCCAAGAAGTATGCAAGATAACGAGCGGTATCAATTCGACGTACTGTCCAATCTTGTCGTTCTTCCGAGAGTGCGATCGAGTGGAGTCTGTAGAGGGCTTACAACCAATCAAACCAGAGTACAAACACGTATTTTTCAAGAGCGAGCAGAAAGATGACTGAATTTCATTGTGGAACCCGATTCGTGAAAGGATTGGCATTTACATTCGATAGCGCAAACCAACGAGTTTGTTTGGGTCAGGGTTTTTACTACGACCATTTTAAAGGTGTACGTGAGGCGGTTCGAACTGCGCTTGGCGAGAAGCTAAAAGACCGTAGCAGTGAGATCTTATCTGGATTCGAACGCATTCTGGATTTGGTGTTGTCGGACGTGCGCCTACTGACATTTTCCAATGAATGCTCAAAAGCACTATGGAGATCGTGTGAGAGCCGAGAGGAAGCGCATAACCGCATGATGTACATCGCTAGCACCTTGGCAACGCTGGCCAATAAGAAACTGGCCAAAGTGCTAAAAGAGGAAAGTGCTGTGATTCGAGCTAACCATCCAGAAGTAGGCAATACGCCGTCACCGATGGAGTTGATAGCGATAATCCTCGACTCGATGAGCTCACAAGCGCGTAAAGCCGATGAGCCTATAGTTTCTCCAATACATTAACCGAAAGATCATGACGTTAGGCCGCCTTGCCAAGCAGGGTGAGGCGGCAATCAAGAGGTACACAGTGGCTAACGTTAACGACTCCAATATCATTTCCCGTTTGTTATCCATCCCTGAGTGTTATCAGCTCGATTTCTTTGTTCGCAGTGCGCCAGCTATCCAAGATGACTCAATCTATTGGGATGTGCTTGGAACGTTATGGAAAGCGCAAGGCTCGCACCAACATCAATATGTGTGGTCGTCCCTGTTTACGTGCCCGAGACGCAACAAGCACAAGGTTATGAAGTCGTCAGAGCGCAAGGTGTTCGCCAAGCTACCCAAAGTGATCACCGCCTACCGCGCTATCAATGACGAATCCGAAGTAGAAACCGCACTTTGTTGGACGCTATCTGAGGACATTGCTAAGCGTGTTTTCTCGCAAGGTGGCCGCCGCAAAGTGGTATCTAAGCAATTCACCAAGGATGAGGTGTTTGCCTACTTCAACCGCCGTAAGGAGCAAGAGATTTTAGTAACACAAGGGCTTATCTAGTTATGGCCAAGGCACCACGATTCGATCACTCTTTTCTCGCAAACCAAGTCGCTAAGCGCAAAAAGTGGAAAAGCAAAGGCGTGAAAGCTGGCCACGGAGGCGACTTCAATATCGATGCAGCACTTAACGAGATTAACCGCTCTGTTAATCACATCATCAATCCGGTATCGATAAACGTCCCCAATACAGCGCTGGTGGACAAGTCGGAGCTACCAGCCTGGCTCATTCGTATTCTTGAGAAAGACAATGACGTTGCGCGCGCTGCGACACAGAAGAAAGTGGAACTGGATTCACCACACAAAACGCGCCTTGCACAAGGGATTAAGCGCCCGAAAGAGTTTAACGACACAAAGCTGGCCGAACACTGGTTACAGGTTCGTTTGTTCTACACGTTAGAGACGCAGTACAAGGACATTTACCCGCTGGTTTTCTCAATTCCTAATGGTGGCTACCGAACGCCTAAAGCGGCCTCGATGATGAGTTATGAGGGACAAAAGAAAGGTGTGCCGGACATATTCTTTCCTATCCCGAGAGGGGTATATCATGGCTTCTTTTTGGAGGTGAAAACGGAAAAAGGTCGCCCAAGTAAGGAGCAACAGGAAAAGATAAAAATGTTCCAAGATTTAGGATATTACGTGGTTGTGGCCAAGGGGTTTGATGAATGCATTTGTCAAATTAATAGCTATCTCCAATTGCCAACATTTGATAACAAAACTAGACTAGCCGCATAAGTATATAAAAAGGGCTTAGTTATCTCATGTTAGCGAGTGAATATCACAGCATTGGCCAAAAGCCAGTTGATTTGGACGTGTTAGAAGCCACAAAGGTAGTCCGTAACTTCCTATGTGATTACCTTTACTATGACAAGCTGTTGCTAAGCTATGCTCCCGCAGGGGAATTTGGTAGCGCTCAAGCGTATCGTTGGCTTACTGGTGGTCACATTTGTGATTACGATGGTACTGGCGACACGATTGCACCGAGAGAGAAGATCAACTATCGAGTCATTAGAATGCTGTTCGATGCTGGCCTAATCAAAGTGAAAACCAATATCCGAACACCACATACTCGCTGCGTTATCTTTGAATGGATTCGAGACATTAAGAAATATCGTCGTGAAATCCTCCGTACTAAAATCTTTGGCGAGAATGTTTATCTCACTAGCGCAATGATTGATGCTACAGCGGCACAATATGGCCTGACCGTGGCGTTTGTCGGTGCGCGAGGTGTCTTTGAGATATTGGATGGTAATGGCAACTCAATCCCGAATGGCAAAGCCAAGAACACCTACATATTCATGAATAGTGTTGGTGAGCCAGTAGGCCGATTACGTGATATGTCCTATTGGGAATGGGAGCAATACTTATACGACACAGCAACACGCGCCAAACTGCGTAAAACCCCTCTCAAAGTTCGTGATGGCATGCGCAGCCACTTTTCGGGGTTCAAACGGGCTTAATCAAATCCTTGATCATTTTTCCACAAATACCGCCTATCTAGGCGGTATTTTTTTGTATTAAAAACAGAAATTGTGTTCGGAATGTTTACGGCGTGTTCGGAATGGTTATAATCGTCGCATGGCAGGACGTAAACCCAAGAAAAACGCCTTAACCCCTCAACAGCGCTGGAATCGTTATCTAGCCAAGATGGATAAGTTTGACATTAAACGTCAATACTACCGCGCCAGCGCGACACAACGAGAGCAAATTAGGCGACTGCAAATAGAACTTCGCTGTAGCAGTCGAGAAGAACTGGTTCTCTACGCCATCAATCTTCTAGGCCAACAGCACGGAATTTATCTGAAAGATATTCAAGAGGACTTAGCGTGTCTAAACAAAAAGCCGTAGGAAAGCACGAACTGATCTCAGCAATGAAGAAAGAAACGGGCGCATTACGTGAAGAATGCGAGCTGGTTTTTGATGCCTTTATCGAAGAAATCTCAACTCAAACCATGATTGAGGGCAATGCTGTATTGCTTAGTGGCTTCGGTACGTTCGCACCTCGCCTTAAGAAAGCGCGAGCTGGCCGTAATCCAAAAACGGGAGCACCAGCGATTGTAGCTGCGCGAGACAAGCTGACTTTTAGTGCATCGGATGTATTCCGCGATGAGCTGGCAAACAAGGTAAACGAGATAAAGGGGGCACATTAATGAGCACACGCTTAAACCGAACTGACATTGAAAGAAACATTTCTAAACGCCTTGGCCTAAAGCTTACTGGTGATGATGCAGAGCTGGTGGGCGATTGTTTGGACGCAATGATCAATCACATTCAGGTTGAGATAGCGAAAGGCCGTGAGGTGCAAATTCGAGGCTTTGGCCGTTTCCGTCACATAGAGCGTGAACGCACAACCATTAATCCGGCGACGAAAGAGCGCTTAGGTGTCAAAACCGAGCACAGCGTTTTGTTCTCTGCTTACAAGGACATGGTAAGAATCCATGAATGATAGCAAGGCAATTGGGCTGCGTGTCTTTATCGGCTCCGTTCGGCTACTGGCCATAACCATTGTGTTAGCGCTGGTGGCTTTAATCGGTATTGGCACATACAGCTTTTATGGGTTGGTGGTCTATCCAAAGATAGAGCGAGTGAATATTGATTTGGACGCAGAGCGCATCGAGCGCATTACTGTAGCGGCCAAGAGTGGGGAGAAGTCAGAGAATGGCGCACCTAGTCAAAAGTAAGACCGTCGAGGGCGCAAAGAATAAATGGGCGACTCGTTGGGACTGCTTCTTTGATGCTCAATTCCTCTTTCGACGTGATACCGGAAAAGAGTTTGTTTTAGACGTGGCCGCCGAGCCACAAACCGCCAAGGTGAACCGCTTCTATGTGGCTCCTGACTGGATTAACGAACAGCCGAGCGGATTCCCAAGCCTTAAGCCAAAACACAAGGCAGCTCAACTCCTAAACCCTGTTTGTGTTGGGTTCGATGGCCTACAAGGCGAATGGGAAGATGGCTGGTGGTGCAATCCCCCGTTTGACCTTAAGTTTGAGTTTCTGGAAAAGGCGCTAGAACAAGCCAGGAAAGGTCGTGACGGCATGATGCTGTTACCACATGAAGAACTCACAACGTGGTGGCTGGACTTGGTTGAGGGCTACGCCACGATGATTTACAAGCCGGATGGCCGTTACCCGTTCTATGAGACAGATGGATACACCAAAAAGCAAGGCGTGAACTTCGGCAGTGCCTTAGTGCTCTTTACCGAGAAAGGTCTGCAAACACCATCCATGCGCTTTAACCGTAAGGTAGGCAGAACGCACCTTACTGGTATCTACGAGCAAATCGCTAAAGTGGCTTAAGGGAGTGAGCCACTATGAGCATTCAATATCAGGGTCAATCAATGAGCGTGTACCGTCTCGCTCAGTTAACTGGCTATCCAATGACTTCCCTTTATCGCGCGTATCACAAAGGACTACGAACCGGAGAGGAACTACTGGCCGAGGCTACCAAGCACCTAGTGACCTACCAAGGCAAGGTAATGACCGCAAGACAGCTATGCGCCGCCACCGATACCAGTTACCGCAGAGTGCTAAGACGGCTTAAGGCTGGTGTACCCGCTGAAAAGGCCGTAAGGGATAACGTAGAGCGCCGAGGAAAGAACTGCGCTTCCAAGCTATCCCCTAGTGAAGTTCTACGCATCTACGAGCTCTTATTCACTAAACAGGTATGCCAACACACGTTAGCCGAGGAATATGGCGTACACCAGTCCACCATTAGCGATATTTGGCGACATAAGCGTTGGGGATGGCTTACTGCTCCGCTTCGATACCAGTTAGAGGGAAAGACAAGCAATGAGTAAGACAGAAAAAACAAGAGTCTATGTGTTCACGCTTAAGGTGAAGAAAGCGCGCCTAGTGACAGTGCTTAGATTCAAACACCAATGGTTAGCCTACATGGCCATTAAGCATCTGAAAAAGCGATTCTGGTTTGCTGACCTACAGTTTAGGCAAATCACGCCTCTTAATGCGCTCTGGTACTTCTTTTTGATAAAGATTGGCTACTACGAAACACTCAAAAAAGCCACCAGCAAAAAGCGACAGAAACAATCTGTAAATGGGTAAAAAATCACAAAATGAAATGCAAACTAATATTGTGATGTGTTCGGAATGAGTTTAGTATTATTCCCATAGGACAGTGACGGATACGACTTCCTATACGGTGCGCTTGTTTAATAAGGTTGTGCAAGCGTTGTAGGGTAAAACCTACAGGCTCCCAAAGAGGGCAAAGGGTTGATCTTCGAAAGAGGGTCAGCCCTTTGTTCTTAGTTGTGGGGTGAATGCTATCAATTAATGGGTAGCCAATCTAACCGATACGCAAGAAAGCCAATGGCTAAGACACCGCTAAGTATTGGTAGAATAAAGTCCAAAATCAACCATCTGACAGACTGGCTGATTAGCATCTTTGAAAACCATGAATCAAAGTAATGCATAGAAGCGTCAATTCTAAGATTGTTGAGGTGAGAGTACAGTTTATCTTGTGATGACTTGACTTCATTTAGTTTTCTGAGAATCTCTTGAACGTCATTGCTTTTTAGATGCTCGCTACTAAAGGCCTTGTCTTCGAGGTTAATCCATATAGAGTTATGGCGCTCAAACTCCTCGTCCAGACTGAATCTTTGTTCGAGCATCCATACATAGAAAGTTGAGTCTTCCTGCTTGCCGCCGTGATCAAAAGAATCAAACTGACTACCAAAACGCATTCCAGAATTACCTCTAGATGCTTTTGGGGTTGTGCCCGTTAGTCTTACTCTCCAATACATCAACTTATTACTTACTAGCCATATGTAGTGGAGTAGTTCATACACTACAACTAACAGTAATATGATGTATACGCTATCAACAGTTAAGTTCTCAAACGAGAGACCAAAAAACTTCGAGTCGGGTGTGGGGATTAACTTTAGATAAGTGGTGCCAAACACAATCATAGAGGCAAAAAGTAGATTTCGTCGGATTTTCTCTTCGTAATCTGTTACCTCTAATGGAAACGGGCTACCCATCAGATCTTCGATCTTGGCTATCCTTTCATCGCTCATATTTTTCTTCATGGTTTACCATTCTATAAGTGTGGAAGTGTGACTCTGGTCGGCTGACTACAAAAATTATTGACTTGATGCATGCGGGGTATAGGAACGCAACTAACAGCATGGCTTCTAAAGGGACGTTCTAACATCCTTAACTATCTTAAGATAGCGCTTAACGTGCTGACGATAGTCCTCATACATTCTAAGAAACTCTGTCGTGTCAGCAGTTAGTTGCTGTGCTTTTTTCTCCACTTCATGCTCGCTTTCAGCAATGTCTTTAGCGAGATTCATTAATCGCTGGTAGTTTGATAGGCCAGTAAAAAAACACATTTTTATTTCTCGACACACCAAGGTGTAGTTAAGTCTTTCAAAGTTTCTGGCTTCTTTTTCAGGCAGTCCGTTTAGGATGCTATTGTGCAATCGCAGATATTTTTTTTCATATGGATTAAGGGTTTTAGCCAATAATGGTGGCACCTCGGTGTTTTTTATGTCTCCTAGGTTGGTGTGAGAGAGGATGTCCTCATTAAAGTCATCAAGCATATCTCGCAGTATTGCCTCAAAATCCGATAGCTGACTGTAGACGTTCTTGTAGTGGAACTCTTTACGCCATTCACCTAACGACGTATGCGCCAGATAGGCAACGTATGCAGTACCAAAGCCGCCAACTAATGTCCCTATGGACGAGATAAAGTTTACGACTGAAGTTGAAACTTGGATGTGAAAGCCAAACAACAGCCCTACAAGCACTAAGGCTGCTATCCCTATAAAAATAGGCATAAGGATTCCCTGTTTATTATGATTAGCGGTAAAGGATACCTCAGTTAATATGCCATTGATAACATACGTGCTTCAGAGTGGGTGATTGGTAATACTTGTTTTTCTTTGTGATGGTAAAAAATACTTGAACTAAGAATTCCGAACGGATAAATTTATTTATACGCGAGTTACATTAGTTGCCATTGTGACGACCGTGTTTCCTTTAAAATATTAGACAGCTGATCTCAAGCGCCCTTGGTTACACCATCGGCGCTTTTTTCTTGATTTTTCAAGGTAAGTATCAATATAATTGCCTTGTTTTCGTGTGAAGCGTACAGCTTCGGCGAGTGATTCAAAGAAGGTTTGCAAAAGAGAGTCAAAGAGCTGGTAGAAATACTGGCTCTTTTTTTATGTGTCGTGTTTCAACCTATTGAAAAGGCGTTTTGAGTGTCCTATATTTGCCTCGCTCGCAAGAAAATGGACGTGGATACTCCAAAATATAGATGGCCAATTGATTGGTTATTGAATTACCTGTTATTGACAACTCCTCAAAATCAAAAGGCCACGGTAAAACGTGGCCTTTTTTTATGTCAAAAATGCCATTTTTAACAATTCTGTTCGGAATAACAAAGGCCGTAAAAGGCTAACTAGAATACATGCTACCGAGAAAATGAATACGCATGTGATTCGCTGGTGGCTTCCCGAGGCGAACAGATTCAAGCAGTACCTATCAAACGGGGTAAAAATCGGCACTGGTTGGCGGTTTAGCACATCCCCAAGCCAATGCGACACACAACCACATCCAAATCCACACAGAATCGCACCTAGAATCGTGCTGGTGGCTTTTAATGCTTCAATTGGTATGAATATGTCCCCTATCGCCAAATGATAGCCATACGCCGTTGCAGCGAGCCATATCGAAAGGATGTGGGTGTAAGTTCGGTGTGGGATTCTGTCAAATTCAAGCCAGTCCGGTGCACTCGAACCGCTTAAGCAACCAAGAAATGCCAGGATTGAATGCAGTGGTGTTGTGTCTGCCATTAAGGCGAGAGAAACGGGCGCAAAGCACAGCGCGCCCCAAGCGTGTCCAGTTCGGTTCATTCAGCTTCGCATCGAGCGCAATACGCATAGACGATAGCGCTCATCGCTATGGTTCGATTGCGGTAGTTGGTGGCCAATTCCTCGAACGTCTTTGCTACTTCGGGTTCAATCCAAGGACTAATTTGGCGTGTTCCTACTAGGTCGCCCTCGGTTACTTCGGGGTGCTTTTCTGGTAGTTGGTTTGGGTCAGTGTTGTTGATGGCCAGCTGATACAGCTCGGTCAGGGTAATGCCGTTCTGTTCGCACTGTTCGCAAGCCTTAGCGTGAGCAAGGCGAGAAATGCGCACTTGGAGCAGCGATAAGCCTTTTTCTCGTTGGCGAGTTCTAAACATGGCTTGTCGTGCTTTGGTTTTTGCTTTGTGTCTGAATTTGATGCGCTCGGGTGCTTTCAAGGGGTATTCCTTTCATCACGTAGCGCGTTGTCTTGGGTATGGGGGAAAGATGGCTAGTGAGGTAACGCAGCCAATTACTATATCGTGCCGCAGAATCAATTGAACATAAGTAGCGTTACTCACTAGCTGGACATGATTATATGCAGAAAATCGTTACTGTAAATACTATTTAGTGTCGCGTTATTAAAATTGCTCCTTAAATCCATATTGACAATTAAATGATTGTTTAATCTGGCCTCGTTCGTATTGTTGTTACCTGTTCAGACTATGTATTATTCCGAACGTAACAAAATGAATGGGGTTTAACCGTGTCCGGCAAGATTGACTATCAGGCTCACCAACAGCAGTTTTGGGAGCAGTTAGAGAAGCAGCCGACTTTGACGCTGGCCGAGTATTGCGAAGCCAACGGACTAAAGTACGGCACCGCTAAGCGATATATAAAACGGCCAGCCAAAAAGGGCGGTAAGTTCCAACCGTCCGTCATGCCAAAAATCAAAGCGAAAAAGACCAGTCAGGGCAATGACTGGCATTCCCTTTTGAAAGAATTTCTCGTGCGTGGCGCTCAAAATCCAACGCTCACGATGGCCGCTTTTGCGAAAGATAAAGGGGTGAACGGTTCGACACTGCGCCGCCAGTTCAACTCCATGCGATCGCTGCCTGAGTTTGATCGATTATTTGATCTTTACGATGAGCAATTAGCGAAATATCAAGAAGCGAAAAACGACAAGAAGAAAAAAAGGGCTGATAAATCAAAGCCCAAACAAGCGGGTGCAACTGCGCAAGCGCAAAGTGCGCAAGGCGATCGCGCGAAAACAGGGGGGATTGGATCACTGCGCAAGCCGCGATCAGTTGAGGGGCTTTCGCAGTATTCCAGTGCTCAAGTGGGTCGCCCTGTTGTGCATGGTGGTTATGCCCGTAGTGCGGGTATTACTGGCGAAATCATGGATATTCTCATGGACACCGATCCGCTTTCGGTTTGCAACGAGCTGATTATTGCCCGTTCGCAGTATTACCGAATGAATGAGACGTTGGCCAAGCGTCTTAAAGAGATCGATGAAATGGAGGAAACCGGAAACATCCCGCTCGATGATGAGAATGAACCAGTAGACATTAACGCCATGCGTGACCGTCTCATCTTTGGCTATGGCACCAGATTGCGTGAACTGGAATTGAGTATTTCCACGATGGCCAAACAAGAGGCCAAGCGCTACATCGATTTGCGTAAACAGGAATACGCTGAATTGATGATGCCGCACCTACTACCAGCGGAAGAAACCAGCCTAGTAATAGAAATGCTTTCTCTGCGTACTAAGAACAACTGGACAGCCTTAGAGACGTGCCAACAAATCGAGAAGTTAGGCGCACGTCCACCAGCAACGCTATTGCATGAAGCTAAGGTAGAGCTAGCGAACCTAGAGCCAGAAGTAGACGACACTGGTATCAGTGAGCAAGAGCTGGATGAGCTGTTTGATGACTACACGTTAGAGCAGATTGAGCAGCAAGATAACTGGCTACCAGCGCGTAAAGAAGAAGTAAACCGACGAATCAAAGAAGCCGAAGACCTAGAGAACGGCGTAGAACCTACCCTATCCCCATCCCAAATACAAAACGAAGCCGCTAAAGAGCAAGCCTATGATGACCTCGATAACGAGGGAGTGTCGGGGTTTGACGATGTAGACAGCTTCGAGGTACTTGGTGGCTAGACGAATAAAGAGCGTAACACAAGATCCCCGTTACCCTGCCCTAGTTAAGCGTTATCGCTATGACTGGAAACGCCTCGCTGTTGAGCTAGTCGGTAAGAAGCCGAGCTGGCAGCAGCGCAAAATCATTGATAGTGCTCAGCGTATTGGTGCGCGAACGACCGTCAGCTCTGGCCACGGTACAGGTAAGTCAGACATGACCAGTATCATGATCATTGCTTTCATGCTCTGCTTCCCCAATGCGCGTGTTGTGCTGGTGGCGAACAACGCGAGACAGGTACAAATCGGTGTATGGAAGTATCTAAAGTCCAACTGGAACACGCTGTTACAAAAGCACGGCTGGTTACAGCAATACTTCACCATTACCGAGACAGCCTTTTTTGAAAACTCAGCAAAAGGTATCTGGCAAACCAGTGCTAAATCGTGCCGTATTGGTAACGAGGAAGCGCTGGCGGGTGAACACGCTAAACACTTGTTTGTTATTGTCGATGAGGCGTCAGGCGTCTCTGACAAGGCTTTTGGTGTGTTAGCGGGTGCATTGACCGAGAAAGACAACCGAATGCTGTTGTTGAGCCAGCCAACGCGCCCTAGCGGCTATTTCTACGATACGCATCACCGATTAGCCGAGCCTAGCGGTCGATGGCGAGCCATCCGGCTTAACTCCGAGGAATCGCCGTTCGTAACCGTGGAGTTTATCCTCGATAAGCGATTGGAGTATGGCGGTCGAGAGGCACCGGAATACCTGATTAAAGTACGTGGGGAGTTCCCAAGCTCCATTGCTGGCATGCTGCTTAGTCGGGATGCACTGGACAAAAGCGCAAGGCTCAACCTCGACATGCCCGATGGTTGGGGGTGGGCTGCGCTGGTGGACGTGGGTAATGGTCGAGATAGATCGATACTCAATATCTGCAAGGTTTGGGGTCAACGGATGGAGCGCATCGTTAAGAGCGTGAAATTGCTTGAGCAGCCAAGCACGGTCGATCCGGTTCGGTTTGCTGACATTATCCATGCAGAGTGTAGTGAGGACTTGTACCCAAACATCACGATAGCGGTGGATAGTGACGGTGTTGGTTATGACACGGCGACTTGCTTAGAACGTTACGGACGGCGCGTACAGCGCATTCGTTGGGGTAAAAAGATGCACTCCACCAGCGATAAGCAGCGTTTCTTTAACCAACGTGCCTATGCCAATGTTATGGCTCGGGATTCTATCAACCAAGGCCGGATGCAGATAGATAAGAACGTCAAGACGGCGGAGCAAGGCAGTAAAATACCCTGTGCAATCAACGAGTCAGGCCAATGGGTAATGATGCCAAAGCCAATGATGAAAGAGAAAATGAACATCCCATCACCTGACCGTTGGGATACATACTGCTTTTCTCAATTGGTAGATTATGTGCCGCACGAAATGGAAGTGACAGAGAGCATGCTAGAGTCTCGCAATTCAGTAGAACAATGGGTACTGGAAGCGCTTGAATCGGATGATGCTTAATTCCGTTGGTGCCAACATATAAAAGTAATATGAAAAGGTGGCGATACCGTTAAATATCGCCACCAAATCACCAATCAAAGCGGAACAACAATAATTTAGCTAGAAACCTTAGTTTACATATCCATCGAACTGCGAACGTGCTTTGTTTTCGTTCTTGTTTCTAAGCTCTTTTCTAGCTTCACGAATAGCATCGACTTCGCTTTCAATATACATGTTAGCGTTAGGGTACAGTACGGATTTAAAAGCATTAGCTTCATCATATATCGAACGTCCCTCAGTGGTATTGTTTGTGACTAACACATCGTGATCTTTACAAGAACGATGCCTAATCAGAACAAGGCCACCAGCGTTAACGTGAACCTTTTTAGCTACACGCGAAATGCCACCATTGTTGCCATCATAGGTATGAATGATAGCTACAATATCATTGTGTTCTTGACCGCGCTTTCTAAACTCAACGTCTGCATTGTCTGTGAAGTATTTCAATTCATTCAATGCAGTGTTTTTGTTAGCTATGAGCTGTTCTTTCTCATCTTCTGGAAGATCGTAGGAGAGTTTACGGTCAAGGTCGCGTAGGTATGCTTCAAGTCTTTTGGCTAGACGTGCGCCAGTTACTTTCTGGCTGCTAGCTGCTTTATTAATTGTGATGTTAACGCGACGGACGTTCTCAATTACGGTCGTCTCTTTAAATGAGTTAGATGAGCTGTTGAAGTATTGAGGGGCACGCTCTAAAAGCTCTTTATTGGCCGTTTTAGCTGCCTCAATATACTCAAGTAAACGGGTAGTCGGATTACCTCTTTTTACTACAGCTACGATACGGTCATTGAATAGTCCACTATCTTCCTTGCCATCTATTTGTTCGGAAAAAGTCGCTCTGTGCTTCAAGGCACGTTTTAGTCGCGCGTCTGCCGTTTGTTTGTTTGCAAGTAGTTGATTAAGTGTCTCTATATCAATAGGTTTTAAGTCTTTAATTTCAGTATTTATTTTATTAATCATGGTGAACGGTTGCTCCAAATTACATTGGAGGATAAAGGTTACACTCCATCCCTGAGCGTATGCGAGTAACGAAAAACCCTACCTTTATCCTTGATGCGTAGCATACCGTTTTTGTGTTCGGAATTAAATAAAAAACGAACAGAAGAACGTTATAAGTGTTGCTTTTTAAGCGGAGAAGTGATCTCGAACGAAGTTTAATACGTCATCACGTTCAATGGATGAATTGCATAGTGCGTTCGGATGCGATTGGATAAGATGCATCATGCAGATGTCGGTCGCGTCATCGAGGAACGAGCTGCTAAATACATCTAGGGACAGGTCACATTGATCTAGTATTTCGAGTGGGATTAATTGATTTAACGTGCAATGCATATCTATATCTCTTAAGCCAATTGACTGGATAGCCAATACGTATATAGCTCTGATTTGGAAAGAGTTTAGGGGATTCTCGCCAACGGAGCTGATGTTCGCGGAGTATTATGAGACTGTGATCTTTGATTGTCTAGATATGCAAAATAATGCAAACATATCGTTACTGGCGTTTAGGTTTTTATAACGTGACCTATACCGCATAATCATTGCGGGTATGCATATCTGTTCGTGTCGCGTGACGGTGTAACCCCGTCATTGTATTGCCACAGACGGGTAATTGTCGTGGTTTGTTTTTAAAAACACCCTTTTAGTTTCATTTCTACCTAGAACTGAAACTAACTTATTTAATGTTCTGGCACTGGTCATTGCTATCAAAAGACATAAAAGCCAATAAAAACAACAACTTATCAATATTTCTAGGTTGCTTTCTAATCCTGGCATTTTGTGTGTAAAACCTTATATATTCCTATGGAATATTGAAAGTAAGAGACTTTTTGCTGGTGGTTTTTTAAACGCTATTGCGCTATTTATCAAAAGCTGATTAATCGACCACTTTTGGAACTCTTTGTTATTAAAGTGCAATCATTCCGAACAGGGTTGCAAAATATATTCCGTTGGAATATACTGTATTCCGAGCAAACACTGGCATATTGCCAAAAAGGAATCAGCAAAAATGTTTAAAAAAAATGAATTGTTGTCGCTTTCGGATGATTGGGCGAGCAAACGCAGTGCCATCCAAGAGCGTCACCACGACCTTATTCTTATCTCTTTGGATGAGCTAATTAATGAATGTGGCGGCCAAGAACAAGCTGCCGCCGTCATTCGCAATTTCTATGGCTTCCCTTGTGTGCAAGGCACGATCAGCAAGGCTCGAAAAGGTAATAATGCGCTAAAGATTCGCTCTCAGCTTCGCTTTGCCATCAACACAATTAAAGAGCCTCAAAGCGTCCAAGCGCAAACCAAGATGATCAACCACTTTGGCCGCTTGCCTGTTCACCACGACTTCGTTCGCATCGATGGCGAGCTCGGCTTGTTCTTGGGCTTTGGCTTGCTATCTCGAACCCTGCAAATCCAAGTTTTCGTTGGTGGCGAGTTTAAAACGGTTAATGCTAATGAAGTGGAGTTAATCTAATGGCTGCTTTCCCTGCGCGTGACTTAGACGAGTTGGAACAAATCATCCGTTTAATGGATGACATTAATCCACTTATCTCGATGATGATTGAAATGGAGGTGCGTACAGGTTTACGTTATTGCGACATTTCGAAGCTAAAATTCAGCGATGTGATGATAAATGGCGTGATTAGGTCGTCATTTAGCATTGTTCAGTCAAAAGGCTTTAAAGGCCGTATGACCCGAGGTAAGAGCGAAAAAGCCGCGAAAGAGGCCGCTCGAATCACCATCCACGTTAATGCCGAACTGGAAAAACTGATTAAACGTATCTACTTACACAATGGCCATAATGAGTTGATGTTTCAATCCAATCACCACTTGGCTAAAAAGGGTAATGCGATCAGCATCCAGTACATCAACCGAGCATATAAGCGCATCGCAATGGAGTTGAGATTGCCATACCAGCTATCAACACACTCGATGCGAAAAATGTACGCCATGCTATTGCTTGAAAAGAAAGCCTCTTTGAAAGTGATCAAAGACGCGCTTGGCCACTCCAGCGTTGCTGTGACTGACCACTACTTAAGAACGTTCCACGACGAAGCGAAAGAGTACACGACAGGCATTTCATTAAAGCCAAAGGCGCAATAACGGGAGGGGATAATTATGTGTAAAGCTCTAATGGACGCGAACTTGCGAGTGAACGAATTTAAGCTTCGACAACAGGAACTTTCCCGAAAGCCAATTCCGAATGAGCTTAAGCCAAAGGTAAGGGAATTAATGAAAAAAGGATTCAGTAAAAAGGCCATCAAGTTGGTGCTTGGGTGCAGCTATGATGACCTAAAGACTATCAATCTGTCGCATTAATTAGGAATATAAATAATATAGTTACGCTGTAACGTTATTCATTTGGCCAAGAAAGGGCAGCAACGGCCAGTTAAATCCACCCGAAAGGAATCGTATGTTTTGTTTTTTTGAGGGTAAAAGAGTGTCAGAGTGTCGTAACGCTTATGCTTATTTCGTATCTAACACAGGCTATCGATTCATCACCAAGAAAAAGACCTGTTACGCAGTTAGTGTGCCTAAGCCGGAGGGTGGTTATATACGTCGTTCTGTCGGGTTTGTTCGCATTGGTGAAAAGAAAGGGCTACGCAAGGCAACCAAAATACGTAACCAAATCGGAAAGGAACTATGGGGACGTTGTTGGGATCGCGTTCGCAAGCAATTCAACTTACTGGCGCGTTTGCCAAAAAGCCTAGACCCACGGCTAACTACCATCGATGGCAAGCAATACTATGTAGCACGGTACACCAAGTACGATGAGAGCAACCAAAAGCACGAGCATTTCATTAAGGTAAGTGTGAGCGCTCATGGGAAATTGGCGGCATGGACTCTTGCTAAGAGAAAGTTACTCAATGCTCACAGCGATGTTATGGACGTATTGTTACACATTGAAAAGGTCAGCAGTGTACAGCTTAAGTAGTGTTTAAGCCTCACACGCTAATTCCGAACACACCTTGTAACTCTTAAATCTATGGTTATAATCTGCTCATAATGTAAAACGTGACGTTTTAAGCATACAAAAACGACGAGTTTGCATCATGGCAAAGATTACACCGATTAAATTATGTGAGTTCAAACGGCTGGTGGAACATGGCCACCAGCTCAGTGTCGTCGCTCAGCAGCAAGCGAGCGGCGGTTTTTCCCTGTTGGCCATCGATAGCACTACCGATGACCTAAAAGCCTACTCAGTGCGCTACACGCGCGACGATAAGCCAAGGGAATGGCGCTTAGACCGACTAGCAGCAATCCTTGAGGAATCCAAGGTTAGACGGTTCGAAGTGCGTCACTTTCAGTAAACCAAATACCGGTTACAGCAAAAGCCGGTATCTCAATACAAAACCACCAGCACACAGTAAAAGAAACATGAGTTTTTCATTTAGCATATTCATATCTATCGCGTTTTGGATTAGCGCAATCACCATATTCATTCTATCCGCTTGGATGCTCTATCTTGCCTTAAGTGAGAAAGTGCGCCGTATCAAAGAGCGCCGCCGAGTCGAACGCATTAACGCCCATTACCACGACTGGGCGATGACTACCTCAGACTCCCAATATTGGGTACTACGCCGCAACACAGAGCGTCAGTTAAACAAATAACCAACGATTTAACCCTATGGCGCAAGGTGGCGTTGATGCGTTGCCTTGCCCGATCCAGAGAGAACCGAAATTATGTGTATTTGGCCATTCTCGACCATTAAAAGACAACAAAACGAAATCAAACGACTTAACGCCCTAGTGCATCAACTAAACGCTGGTACGGCTGCGAAATACTGTCAAATCATGACGGATGAAAACATTGATGATGAGCTAAAGCGTTCAATGCTTCATAACTTTGCAGCAGTGTTCGTGGGCTACTTCAAGCACAAAAAAGCGAACAACTACCAGTTCCTTGATTACGAGGATAGCGAGCCCAATCAGCAATTCTCGATCGTTATCCAGAAAGAGAACGGCCAAACACCAACAGCCACGCTTATTCGCATCAAAAAAGCAACTTATGACCTAGTGAATGCCACCAACGAAGAAGAAGTCGAAGCTGCAATGACAACACTAAGAGAGTTAACCAGATGAGCAAGCTAATGCGAGTTGTATCGGTTGGTTTTCACAAGAACCAGCCTTACCTATGTGAAATCAAGTGCCACAAGAACGAACAAGAGCGCCCTATTGTGGATGGCTTCCGTTTTATGGACGCTTCCAAGGTATTTAACGACGACTGGAAAGCGAACCTGTTAGCGCTTATTGGTGATGATCATGCAGTTGTGTCCAGTCACGGTTGCGGCTGCTTCATTTACGAGTTCCTACGCTGCAAGACCAAGACACAAAACGTATTCATCCCACAAGGCGAAACAAGCCGCTTTGCTAGTGCGCGTGTGAAGCTCTTATTTGAGTTAGCAGAGCTGGTGGCGAGTGATACTGGCCATGATATTAAGCGCGAGCTGGTGGCTATTAACGGCAAAGGCCAATGGACTATCCATAAACCTCGATCATTGGATGCGATCGCTCTTTCCACTGCATTCGCGGGTTTAAAACGACTAATCCCTTTATCGGATGATGATTGTAATGAAGATGATTAACTGGCCAGCGTTCTGGTTGGCTGTTGCGATTTTCTTTGTGCTGGAATGCGTGTTCGATGTGATCAAGTTGCCCGAGTTCCCGCGCATAGTGATCGGCCTTGTTCTGGTCGTCCTCATGTCGGATTTTATATTTAAGGCGGTGTCTTGATGAACCTAATCACCAATACAGAGAACTACTTTGCCACGGTAGCAAGTAACTCAAAGATTGATGCCATGCGTTTTGCGATGGCCTGTATTAAGCACAATCCCAAACGTCGCGTTATGTTTGTATGCTCAGTCCAGGATAAGCACGAATATCTATCCCTGATTGAAGATTGCCTAATGGTAGAGAAAATCGTTGAACACAGTGGCGAGGTTTACATTAAGAACGCCGATACATGTGGCCGACCATCGATCATGTTTCAACACTACCGCAGTGGTCGAGAGGAAGCGCTGGCGGGTTGGTGTCTACATAACTTTAAGATCATCGTTAACGAATCTTACTTAACCGATACGGCCAAAAAGGTGCTAATGGCAACAATCACCAATGATGATAACGCCCTGATAGTAACAGGGGCGACTCGCACCAAGAATGCAAACCACTTTGAGCACATACCATGCGAAAAACGAACATTACTTTCCGCAAATCATTCCGAATATTTGGCCTGATAAGGGTTAACTTTGGCAAAACTGGCTTTACTAGCGTCTCGATTGGTGGACGCTGGTTAACGCTCAATATTGGCCGTAGAGGCGTTTATGTCCAAGGGTCATTGTTTGGTACTGGTTTGGGCGCAAAACGCTGGATTTGGAAGCCAGCGCGCCATAAAGAGGCACAAAAGAGCTATGAGAAGTAGAACGCAACTTGTCATCGATGCGCTTGAGGCTGAATACAAACGACTTGAGAAGAAAGCAGCAGGATATAAGGCACAACAAGAAATGCCTTTGTTAGCGTTCTTCGAACTGCGAAAGGAAATCCAAGAGAAGTTACCAACGCTTAAGGCCGGAACGCGCGCCTTTTCCAACTATGTGCGCCAATCCAATAAGAAGCTGGCTGAACTGAAAATAGAACAAGCCAAGTACGAGAAGCGCGATATTAGCAAGGTCATGCACAAAGAAGCGGTATGCCTAGAAGAAATGGCCACCATTCGAAGATTGATCGAGTTCGAGAGGATGAGGGCATAGGAGTGAGAGGACGACAAGCAACCATCGTGATTTGTGATGATTACGATAGCGAGCTGGCCATTCATAGAAAGTCTTTATTGGCCGTCAGTGTAGCCAGTGCATTAAACAAAAAGGCCGCCGTTGCTGGTGGCCTGTTCGATGGTCGGAGCGGTAAGACGTATTCGCGCCAAGTTATGCGCCAGTACAACAGCTTTAAGCGCGAAATACCGAGCCTAACGGCCTTTGTCAAAGCGTGTGGCCAATTCGAACTAAAACCGTATCAGAGAGATTTTATCGAGAGGCTTGAGGCCAATCGAAACGTTAAAGGGGGATTGATATGTCTTGGTTAAGTAGACTGTTTGGCAAGCTGCGATTTTCAAAAGTAGCTGCATCTATCTCAAGTATTAGCGCTGGTAGCGAAATCAGAATCAACGGCAAGGTCTATAAGGGTAATTCTATCTCGATAGATAACGATGGTCGTGTCTTTGTGGACGGCAAGCTACAAGAAGATATTAAGAGCGTTAATATCAACATCCATATCAACGGCGATGTAGGCGATATTGATGCTGGTTCGGGTAGTGTCCAATGCAATGAGGCAAGGTCAATTAACACTGGCTCGGGTAACGTGAAATGCGGAGACGTTGGCGGGGATGTTCGTACAGGTTCGGGCGATGTGGTATGTGGTCGCGTTCGTGGCCGAGTGACCACCAGCTCCGGTAACGTATCCCAACGAATGTGTGTTTAATTCTCCTTATCTTATATAGGTTGTAACTATCCAAGAATTATCAATTATGATAATTGATAGGTATAAACTATTGGCAAATGATACGGAGTATCGTGATAATTAACTTGCTAACACATACTGGAACTCTTTTAGAGGGTGTTGGTGTCGGAGGTGACTCCCCTAGTCAGTGAACAGGATAATCCAATAAACAAAGACCAGACCAGATTTATATTTCCGTATGAAAGAGCGCCATTTAGGCGCTTTTTTCATATCTAGCGCTTTCTATTCAGAATCGACTTGCCTTGCAGCCTTTGCGAAAGTATCCAGCTAACCCTCTTTGGCTTGCCTTTGGGTAATGTGCCGCGTCCCCACTCATCAAGCTCATACGCTGAATTGACCTTCATCTTTAATTCGCCAGTTGTTCCGTGCGGCTTCGTCAAACTAAAGAAAATCGCATAGTCATAAGCTTCCATGTAGTGATAGGACTCTCCTTTCTTGGAGAGATATGGCACTGCATAGTGTTCTATAAGGTTGTTCTGAATTAGGTTGGGCAGCTCTTTGCTTCTGGCGTAGCGCTCATGGCACCAATAGCGTTGCTCCTTTTTAAAAAGCATCGCTCCATTTTCTTTTTGGTCAGTAAAGCAGTGGTTAGAGTAGCTAACGTGCAGCTTTACTTCTTGACCATCAACCATGACATAGTGCTCAGAGCTTTGCAGGTGAGAAAGGTCGTAGAAATTGCCATCAATAGTAAAGCCTGTCCAAGTCATCTTTTATCCTTTATCTTTTTCGATTGGGACATTTTACTTTATTTTTCAAAGTGGGTTCACGTTGGGGTTTTGTTTTCCCTGACGCATTCACACCGAAACAGAAAACCAACCCCAAATATGACTATATGATGTGATTAGGTCGTAAATCATCGCCCTTAAAGGCGCATTTTGACCAACTTTTACCAGTGAGACTCACTGCACCTGCAAAGGAACGTTCAGAAATGATGCCAACTCTTGCGCCATCGACTCGTCTATAAGGTCGTGCCAATAGGTAAATCCATTGAACGTCATCGAGAAACGAAACAGCTCAGTAAAGTGGTCTGTTACCTCAAATTCTACGTTCACATCCTGCGGCGCGGTAACTGTGCCAGCTCCGTATAGATTCAGCAGCCATGTTCCTGTTAATGGGTTAGGCTTCACCAGTAGTGCCTTATGGCCACCAGCAAAGAACAGAGTAATGCGCTCGATGCCTGATTCCTTGGCCTCTCTATCTTCTTGAGCTGCCCGTTGTCTTTCTTGGGCTAGGTTGAACTTCTGCATGGTTTTCTCTAAGCGGTCAGGGCTCATATTGGTTAGCTGGTCGAGTACCTTGTCCAAATTAATTCTATCGTTCACGTTATTTCCCTTGCTGGTGGCGTTGTTTGAGCTACACATTAACAGCAATTGGTGGGTAAAAGTAGTTGTTGAATCAATGCTATAGGGTTTGGTTCGCGTAGATGCAAAAACACCGCCTCGATGGGCGGTGTTTTTTTGTTTGGTTAGCATTAACTAATCTTTAATGCCGCTCTTAGCTTGGAGAATGCTCGATCTCGCTGAGCGCTAGAATCAGAATATCCGACGGTTACTCTTGGCGTGTCGAAGTCTAGAGTGTTAATGTGAATTACACACTTTTTCATTCTACCAAAGGGAACGTCCTCTCGTTCAATGCTAGAAACGTCATCGTAATTGAAGACCTTTCCGTTCTTTTTGGTTCCAGCAAATATCTTTTTGTTGGCGTTATCGATTATTAGGCCATTATCACCATACAGCGATACATATTCTGAATTAACACCTAAGCTATTAGCGCGCTTTATAAGGCGTGAATCCTCGTACTTCCCCATATACCAGAGCGCTGCAATCGTGGTGATGATTGACGTAATGATGGCTCCCCAATAATTGAAATCACCATCACTAGGGATGATATGACCTCCAGCCTGAAATGACCAATAAGCCACCACTGGCGCTATAACGAATAACATTATGAAAAGTTTTATAGCAAACATTCGATTCTTACTCTTTGTTATTTAGAATTTTTGTTGGCAATTGCCGCCCGAAATACTATGCATTTGCTTGCCCTCAATCAAGAAACTAATATTACCTATCAATGCTCTTTCAAATAATTTGAGCTATATATGAAACAATTCTTAATGGACGGCACTGTTTATCAAAGCAAGGCGATCGGCACTTCGCCATTTCTCGCTATCTTGGCCGTCTTGGCCATTTCTTCCTTGGTTGCTGCGCAGCTGTCAAAGAACTGGTCGTATTCCACTGTGTTAGGGTCGAAAGGGTTTTCCATGCCGCAGCCAGATTGCGCCACCATGCGCCCTAGTTCCTCGGCTGTGTCGTACTCAAACACATAGCCTTTGTACTCGATCGTGTATTTGGTTTTCTTCCACCAGCGAGCCATTGGTTTCTCCTAGATATTTACCCAAATAACAGCGCCTACCTTGTGCTCATAAGGGGTTGGTTCAATGCGCTGTACGTTCTCCAAAACCCAAGGGCAACGCCATTTAGCCAGCTCAGGCATAGCGTCATAATCGACCTTGTGTTTATCAAAGTTGGCCATCAATTCTGCATGCGATAGAGGCTCTAAAGAGTCGGTTAAGTTCGCTAGACCAACGATTAAACCAGTGCCCTGTTCAATTAGGGCAATGGTGCCTCGGATTTTGGTTTTGGTAGAGCGCATTTCCCAAACCTTTAAGCCAGCGAGGATAAGATGAATCCACGGCTTTCTTATGATCAATGCGCGTGTAACTTCAATGCCGTTGATTAACATGTTTTGTCTTGAATGCTGTCCTTTAGAACAGAATCAACCGCCGCCTTAATACCTGTTTGTATCGTTGCTGTGTATACGTCTGCCAGCTTATCGGCTACCAGTGTGGCTAGCTTTTGTCTGTCGTCGTTCTCAACGAAAATTTCCACATTTAATGCAGTAGCAACCGCTCCTGCTTCTGGTAAGGTAACAACGCCGCTGTGGTCTGTTGGTTGCGTGATTTCAATGATGATTTTAGGCATTACTCGTCCTCCTGTTCCTCGGCCTGTTCTCTTACTGCTTTGTCTTTGCAATCTGGACAGTAGAAGATTTGATAGAACGGTGCGCCGTTATCTTGATAAAAAGCTTCAACGCCACAACCGCAATCAAAGCACGTTAATTCAGAGAAATTATTCATCGTCCTCTCCTACTTTGATGCGTGGTAAGCCAGCGTAAAACTCGTCTGGTTCGCTGGTGATGGCGCGTAGCTCGATGTGTTGAGCCTTAAGGCCAGTTTTGCGCTCGAATGCCTCACGAACAAGGCCAAGTAATTCTATTTCGTTTAACGTCACTACGCCGTGTAGTTCGTTGCCGTCAATGGTTGCGTCTTTCCAAACAAGAAAAACCAAATCATCAAGTGTCATAATTTGCTCCTAATTGTTCACATTTGCTGGTGGTGGTTAGTATTGGTATTTGTGCTTGTTGAATGCTCTGAATATCAGATTAAGCGGGTTGTAAGACGCCTTGCCTCGTCTCACGTTCGCTATGCTGGTGGTGTTTCGTCTTATAGCTACGCCGATATTGCTGATAAACCCAAACAGGCCGGATAGCTTAGGTGTACCCATCCAACGGTCTACAGGTAAAACCATGCCCGTTTTGTTGAGCATAGATAGCAGTACGTTGGCTCGATGCGGAGTTATGCCATAGCAGCGAATTGGGAACGCCTTGCGTAATGGAATATCGCTAAATAGCGTTGGTCTATCTGGATGCAGCTTGTACTCGTAATCCGTAAAGGATACGAGGCCGCAATCCTTGATTTGGTTGCGTACTTCGTCGCTTAGCAAGATCGATGCGTCACGAACGAAATCAGCGCTATCCTCAATGATGATCCCCGCTTCACCAGATTTGACGATGCGTTCCCAAGCCATAGCGTGTGTTTTGAATGCGCCAAGTTCGCCAAGAATTAACGCTTTCTTTCTGTAGCGCAGCGATTTACGGGCGTATTTCGCTTCTAGTTCCTTTAAGGCTTCCGTGCCTAGTGATTCCACAAATTCAAAGTTAACGTTCTTAAGTAACTGTTTCATGAACTCAACTCTTTCCTTGTTCATGGTCGTCAGTACGTAAATTTTTATTTGCTTGTTCACGGTGGCGCTCTCTTACAGGTAGTTCTCTCTCAGTGCTAAGGTTGTTTTTTCAGTGTTGGTGTACGTGTTGCTCTCTGCATCAAAGGCGATTGCGCCAGCGTCCACCAGCTCATTAAGCTCTTTCTCTGTGGCTGGTTCGTCTAGGTCGAGTAGTGTTGGATGCCAACCATCGTCACGCTTAGCCATCTTTGAGCCGTTATCGATAAACACCAACCATTCCGCCTGTCGGCTTGTGGTGTTGAAATGCTTCGCTAGCGACTCGATACGGGTTTTGTAATAGAAGTCTGCTTTAAGGGTTGATGTGTTGCGAATAAGCGCGCCAACCGTTGCAGGATCGCTTTGAGTAGGCGTTGAGTAGCGCATGTATATGTTTTCTCGGGTCTGACTCAAGATTTGCTCATTAAGCTCTACGCCGCCCTCCGCTGCGATTCTTCGAATGAGTCCGTCTAAGTCGCCATCTGGTGCGTCAATTTGAATGGCAATCCAGCTAATTTCCTCAGCTTGTGTCGCGTTGTGCTTATCTGGTTCGCACTGAATTGCCAGGCTGCCGTTGATCTTGGCTTTAGGGGCAAACTCAATAATGTCGTATGGTTTGTTGCTGTCGATCAGCTTCGGCTCTGGATGGTAAAGGTCGTTGCCTTTAGGTAGGTACTCGACCGTGCAAAAGCCTAGTGTGTAGTTGCCCTCTTGGCCGACTTGTTTGGAGTATCGGCGTAGGTCAGCAGAAAATGTGTAACGTCCAACTTTATAGACAATCATTTGGTAACTCCCGTTTCTAAACATCCCCTTTAACTACAAGGGGATTAGCAACGATTTGAATATACCATCTATTAATGAAATTCCGAACACATTTTTAACAAGTGGATATAAATTGATTATTTTGTGTGTATCACTGGCGCTAATTAGGCCAAAAAAAAGGCGCACCATTAAGGCGCACCATGTGGGTTAGGTTGGGATGTTGGCTACGATTGGGATTATTAACTCAGCGTAGTCAATTAGAACCATTAGGAACAGACCAATATCCACGTATAACACTAGCTTCCGCAGTTGTTTGGTAAACTTGGTTAGGTCACTAATCAGTTGTTTAGAGGTTTTGAATGCTTCGATAGAAAGTTTAATTCTTTCAATGCGTTCTGGTGTGGCCAACTTATAAACCGCAATGGCCAGCGCGATAAGACTTGATATAGTTATCATGCTTTTCTTTCTTTAATCTAAAGTTAGAAAATCGAAATACGCGCGTCAATGGCCAAGCAAAAATAGTTGAAAAAAAGTGTCCGGCACTGGTCAAAAGTACCTTAAAAATCAAAATTTGGTGGGTTAGTTTCAGTTCTGTAGAGAAATGAAACTAAATTGAATAGATTCCGAACAAGAAATTTAATAAGCAGTTCGGTTTAGCCGAACAACTGGAATATATTATTTTGTATCGTTCATACAAAAAAGCCACCAGCGATGTGCTGGTGGCAACCTTGAGATCTAACTTTGTCTATGGAGTTATTATTCTAACTGCTAAAGCATTGATGCTAGTCGTGATACGTTTTCTAGCTCGCCGTTCTTTAGCTTTAACGCCATGTTAAGTTGTGCAGTGATCTTGGCGTTGTCTGCAATGCCTTGTTCAACCAAGCCTTTGCTTTCAAGCCATTGTGCAATCTCGCTCCAATCGTATAAAGGAGCTTTGCCTTGCACTCGTAAGTAAGGTGTTGGGAATGTGCCATCACCTCGTTCGCCTTTGCTAAATTTAGATAAAGCTGAGCGTGTTAATTGGGATAACTCCGCTGCGTCTGATAGCCCTACATATTGGCCAGCATCGACGCTTTTAACGGTTAGTCCATCTACTGAATTTACTTGCTTAATAGCACTTACGACCGCTTCCTCGTATGAGTCAGCTTCACGGTCAAAATCTACAACTAAAACATTTCCTTTTGAAGAAACGGTGCAATCCTCGGCTCCGGCCTCGAATAGCATGTCGGCATATTTACAGATTAACTCTCCTGATACTTGTGTGTCGCTAGATACAACTAGCGCAAATTCATACTCTCTCATAATAAACTCCATACTTTGAGTTCGAGAATCTATTATTGTCTTAGGTATACTATCTATCTCTCTGAACAAGGTCGCCAGCCACACTGGCGACCTTTATTAACAAGAATGACCGTCAACGGCCTTTCTGATTTTGTTAGCATGGTTGGTTGGGTTCTTAGGGCTGCCGAAGATAGCGATGTAACATTTAACTTCTTCATGCTTTCCGTCCGAATCGCTTGTGCAGTAAAGGTATGCAACCGTATGGCCGTTTCCCTTTTTTACAAAGCGCCAACCCTTTCCCACGGCGTAAACAATTGCCTTGTTTACGTCTTTATCAGAGTGATAGTTTATAAGCTTTCCTCCATAGACAAGGTTGATAGATCTCATTTTCAAAGAACAAACTACGTAAACGTAGTTAGGTAAGAAAACCTTACCATGTCCACAAGTGTAGACACATAATGTGCACGTGTCAACACTTGTAGACAAATGAGAGTGAGACTGGATTATATACAAGCATACGCTTAAGCCAAAGCGCGATTAGAGTCTTTATGCCGATTAAATCTAAATACAAAAAAGCCACCGTGCTGGTGGCTTAATGAGAGGCGATGACAATTGAAGAGAACTGGCCATACCATCCTTTGTCAAGACGAACCGCCCCCCCCTGACTTTAACTCCAAATTATTGCCAAGCCGCTCATGAATTGAGGATATTTTAGATGCGAGCTCAGTTAAAACTCCTAATTTAGCCCCGTAAGGTAATCTTTCTCTTTCATTCTCGATGCACTCACAAAGCAGGGCAAGAGCGTCAAGCTCTTCCGAAAGAAAATCCTCAATATTGCTAAAGTCATAACGTCGATACATGAAACTAGAAAAGTCATAAAGCTCCCCGCTTGACCAATTTGTTATCATCTGATCAAAATCTTTCTTTTGGAGGTGTTGTAGGAAAGGTTTGGAGCCGTACTTTTGTTCGGTAACTTCAGCACAGCTCTGCCAAGACTGCACTAACTGCTCTCTGTAGACTGCCATTTCACTGGCCTGCATACCAGTAGCTTTATCGCGTAAAAATTCAGATATTACGTTTAGCAAATGACTGTCGTGTACATAGTATCCGATATCTCTACAAAGCATATTCACATGCGCTGTTGACTCAAATATGAACTTATCAAAAACTTTCTTGATATTAGAAACAAACTCGTCGAAATCATATTCTATATACCTGTTTTCTATCATAAAGGAATAGGCACTACAGGCTCTACACCAATTGACAAAGTCCGTTGGTTTTGGGTTGTCTATGTATTGCTTAAATCTTGTCAGCCGCTCTGACAACCACAAGTCGTCATGTCTACGAAACTGATAATCCAATATTTCTTGAATGTCATCAGTTGCTACAGGCAACTTCATCTCGGTTTCTAAATCTTTAAACCTGTTATCATAAGCTGCTATATATCTTACGTGGCTATCGGTGGTGTGAGGCCTAAGAGGATGGATTAAACTTCTGAGCAACTCTATTCTTTTATCTTGCTCAGTTTCCCCCTTTTTTTTCCTATGGATGAGTGGATTTTCATCTAGGGCTTGCAAGACCTCGTCCAAGGAAAATTCATGATGGAAGATAGCGAAGCATGTCGCTAGTGATGTAATAAGATTGTGTTCATCGATTTGTCTATAGTCCAGTTCTTCCTTTCGAATAAAGAGATTACTTATGGCATAAAAACGATCTATAGCGCGCCTAATTATGCGAATATTATCTACCTCATACTTGCGAAGCATGTCTTCAATAATTTGCTTCGCCTCATTTGGTAAGGTCTTTTCTTCAATATAGATTTGATCGACAACTGACATTAAATCGGTAGGAGTTCGACTTAAGTGCACTATGTCACTAAACACTTTTTCGATGTCTGCCTTCTTCTCTATCTTTCCCTGATTTCCAATGACAACGATTTTTATATTCTTATTTTCACATAGGTTTAAGCATTCGCCCAATATCTCTGACTTTACATTTTCGTTAGAAAGGCGCTCTAGATCGTCAATGAATAATACTCGATCATTCAACTGATTAAAGTAATGTTGCTTTACAATTGAACCAACATTACCAAGCGCTTTCCCCACCCCTCTAGTTCCCTCTAGTGTTTGCATTGCAAAATCGCCTACACCACTATAGTGCTTTGCGAACCACCCTGTTTGTTCATTACGACTGTACACAAGAGAAAGCAGCCGAGTTTTAAAATCATCCAGATCCGAAACACCGTATAAAGAGAGGTAATGACTCTTATGTGTGGCTTTGTACTTATTCTTCAAATAGGGCATCAAGGTCTGCTTTACAAAATACGTTTTACCAACTCCCCAGTGCCCATCTAGCAAAACTATGCTTGGAAAGCTAGATTCTTGGAGCAACTTATAAATACGTTCCTCAATTTTCAT